CGTCGGCCCAGTCGGGCCTGCAACAGTTGAAGCGGCTCCGGTTGCGCCAGTTGGCCCCGTTGGCCCGGTGCTTCCCGTCGGCCCAGTCGGGCCTGCAACAGTTGAAGCGGCTCCGGTTGCGCCCGTCGGTCCCGTCGGTCCGGTCAACCCGGTGCTTCCTGTCGGCCCGGTTGGTCCGCTTGCGCCCGTCGGCCCGGTCGGTCCAACCTGCGTATACATAACCTGCGTCGCTGTGACGATCACCCCCGGCGTCTGAGGCGTCGTCGGCGATGTATCTGCAGGAAGGGTTTCTATCGAAACGAGCGTACTATCAGCGTTCCAATAGATTTGAATATAATCATTTGCAGCAACGGTAAGAACATAATTAACCGTACCAACAATATGGCCGGGGACGCCTGCGCTTTTTCGTGCAGGAAGATCAAATCTCGTGTTGGTGTCCGCAACATTGGAACCGTTTTTCTTTATCCAAACATCTGCATAATGAACCGCGTTGTCAGCGTTTGCAAGCTGCAAAGAATAAATGATGCTGTAAGTTCCTGCGGTCGAAAAAGTTATTTCATCCCCAGAAGCAATCGTTATTCCGCTTGATTCTGAAGTTGATCCAATCGCAATGACCTGTTCTGCGGCAGTGTTTGCCATTGCCTGATCGGTTGTATCGTAGAACGAACCGTAATATCCAAGCGCGCCGCCTGCGCCAGTCGCTCCGGTCGGACCAGTCGGGCCAACGCCGATTAGGTCAGCAACGTCCCTTGTCGTCGTCCGGCGAGAAACACCGGCTTGAACAATTTCAAGTTGCTCTGCTCCGCTGAGTGAAATTGCGGCCGGAAGATTCGGGATCTGAATATTCGCCATCAGAGCGGTCCTGTCTTCGGAACTTCGTCATTATTGTAAGGAAGACCGGGGTCGTTGCCGCCTGCCTCGTTAGGAACCTTCGAGTCCGTTCCGGGCTCCTCATTGAGTCCTCCCGGCGGCTCGCCGGTCTGCTGTGTAACACGAGTGTTTGAATTTTGCGTAATTCTGATGTCGCCGCCCGGAACGGGGATTCCTGTTTGCGGGTTAACAGTATTTTGACCGGAAGTTTGCCGGTAATCTGTTGAAGCCGCAACAAAATTCTCAGGGCGCGGATTCATAATCGGGACAGGGTCTGCAGGAATGACAATCGCGCGAAGCTGCTCTTGCGGAACATCGAGGCATCGATCGCAAACAAGGATTCGCAAATTAACAAGCGACGAGCCTGCCCAGTCATATTGCCATTGCAAACGAACATGGTTGAATCGAAACCCGCAACGGTCGCATATTGCATGCGCTTGAGGATTTCGAGCGCTTGTTCTCGCGCGTCCTGAGATCGATCCGTAACCCATCAAGCCCTCCAGTAAGAGGACAGTGAAGGCGAGATATAGAAATCAGACTGTTCGATGTTTTGGTCTGCTGCGATTTTATATGCTTCGTCAGCAAGAGGTTTAAAGAACGGAGCCTTGTCAGGAGCCCAAATTATTGCCAGCCGAAAAGCCAAAGCACTGGTGAATGCGTCGAGCCAAAGATACGGCATTTCAACCGTCTGACCATTTGTCAAAGCCGCATCTTGAATACGACGAACACGATAGTATCTCAAATACTGCGCACTCGTTCCATCCGGAACAGGCCAAAGAGTGATCGTCGGCGCAATCAGACGATCGAACCAGAATACGGTCGTAAAACCTTCCTGGTCTTTGTTTGGATAGCTGGCATATTCTGAACGACTGACTGGAAGAATCAAACGATCAATCGGATCGTTTATGCCGTCGTCGATTCTCATATATGCATCAAGAATCATCACTGTATTTGCATCGACGTTATATGTCGACTGCCCAGCGATTAGCGGAACTGTAATCAAATCGACCGCCCAAAGATTTACGCCCCGGTTCGAAAAGCTTGCACAAATCAAATTGCACGCCATGCGCGCGGCTTCAAGATGCTCTTGGACAATAGCGGAAGGGCGAATCCCCACCATGTTGTAAGCATGGAGGGTTATTTCGCCAATCGACGGATCGAACGTATATGTTCCGCTCGTTGCCATTACTCAGGAACCGATCCACTCTGCATGAACATTGCATTTACGGAGCCCGTGCTCGTGGTCGTTACAAGAACCCGCGCATATCGCGGAGCGACCGTGAAGCTCGATTGTTTTGTCCCAGTTGCTGCAACGACTGCTGTGTCAGACGAGTTGACCCAGCTGACCGCTGAATAGGCAGGCGCGCTGAACGGATCGTTCGGGTCGTTCATCGTGCTCTGAACAGTGTAAGTGACAGAGCCCGTTACGTCGCACTGAACAGAGATCGGCGGCGACGTAAAATCATCAAAACGAACCCAAGAAGAGGAGGCCGTGTTGGTCATTCCTACGGTGAGCGCATCAGCAGCGTCCGCTGAAATCGTAACGCTCGTTACCGTCTTAAAATAAGCTGCCGTTGTCGCTGTGGTCGCGTTTGGTCCGGCAACTGTCTCAGAAATTGTGTTTCCAGTATTGTCAGTTCCGGTGACAACGAATGTTTTTGCACTTTCGTTTCCGACTGCAACGATCGTAACCTGTCGCGCTGTCGCGCCCGTAAAAGTGGCGCGCTCAAAAGACCCGACCTGCACGGAGCCAGAATCGCCGCTCACAGAAACATTTGTTACAGCCTTGAACTTCTTTGTGCTCGAGACGGCCTTAGCGTTTCCGCCAGTTATCGTTTCAGCGAGAGGAGAGCCATTGATATCAACGCCCGTGACTGTAAACGTCAAAAGCGAATCATCCGCAGCGCTTGTAATGTAAACATAACGCGGATTTGCAAAAGGAATATAAGATGCCACCAACGTAAGATTTCCTGCACCCGCAGGATCCTGAGATTCGGCAATGTTGTTTATGCTATAAGTTGCGCCAGCACCATTGAGGATGATCTGACCAGCATTCGGCGTCTGCGAAGCAGCGACCTGATTGGTGACGGCGGCAGTTACAGGGCCGACGCTAACTGTTCTTGTTTGCATCTCACTTGCCTTTCTTTCCCGCTCGCATGGCCGTCACATTGTCAACAAGATTTGGCCAAGGTCTTCCGGCGGAGCGTGCACGAGCTTTTGCTTCGCGCACTTGTTGGCGGCTCATATTCCGCTCTTTTGCATCCTTGGGAGCGTCTTTTTCCCAAAAAGGTTTCTCGGCCATCTCAACAATCCCACTTTCGGAGTGCTTTGTTGATTCGGCTGTCGGGATCTGCGGCAGTTGCTGCGCCAGTCAACTTGCGCTTCATCCCAGTCATTCTTTCGCAGAATGATTTCCGGCGCGCTGCAGCAGCATCGCTTTTCTGCGCTTGTTCTCGGGAGACCGGGGGCTTCAAATTCATGCCCTGCGCCTTCGCAGCACGACGGCCAGCCTCATTGAGGCCCCCATCGGGGTTCTTTCCGGCTGCTCTCTGCCAAGCTGGCGTCTTTTTCACCGTTCCCTCCATTGGATTACGGGGAGCGAAAACTCCCCGTAGTTCTCATTGCATCCTGCGGGGAGCGGGATTGATTAATAGTGCGAGGCCTTGCCGCGCGGCGTGCCACTGGCGGCCGAGGACATGACACTGCCGCCCGAAGCACGACGAGGGCGCATGCCCTCTGCAGCTTCCGACATCACCTTCTTTTCTGCCTTGCCGCCCTTCTTGAAGCCGCTGGTCTTCTCTTCAGCTTCCTTGATCGTGCTGGCCTTGCCTTTGTAAGCACCCATGGTTCAATCTCCTATCAGAGCAGGTTGCGCGCTTGCGCGTATTCAACGACGAGATATCCAACGCCAGCGCCGGTGTTGGTCGACTTCGTGTAGATCTGAACGTCAGACGTGCCGACATCGAGCCATTTGTTCGTCCTCGTGGCATCATCGCCGGGCTTGATATCAAGAAGACCGAGGGTCGTGCTTGCATCGTTGTCCGCTGCAACTGCAAGTTCAGTTGCCGTTGTCGAAACGCCAACATTCAGCGTCTGTGCAACGCCGTTAAATGCTGTCGTCTTAAACAGCTTGATCGCAATGATCTGGCTGTTTGCAGGGATAACGATGTTGGTTTTGTAAACGCCTGTTGAAGCGACGTTCGTTGCTTGGTTCATGACTGCAGTCTGAACCATCATGACGTAGCCCGTGTTCGCTACATCGCGGCCAAGGCTCGTCCCTGTCGTCGTGCGAATCTCGCCCGCACGAATTGGGCCTGAGAAAGTCGTTGTACCCATTTTTTCCTCCTGCACGATTGATCGCGTTGTCTGTGCAGCGTCCGAAGGTCAACGCGAAGGAACGAGGGGGCTTGCGCCCCCTCAGCTTTATTAGGACGGGAACGATCCGTAGATCGAACGCCAGTTGTAGTAGCCGAAGCTGTAACGCTCGTAGCCCTTGACCAGAAGGTTGTCGGTTACGAAGTCAACCTGCATATCCGTTTCGAACGGAACGCGGGTCATGTAGCTCAGCCCGTCGATGTTGGTCAGCAGGAACCAAGCCGTCGCGGAGGTAAGATAGTCGTTGACCATATAACCTTCCGGGAGACCGCCTGCCGTCATCATGATCGCGTTGACGTCGTTGTCTGCCGTGCCGGGACGCAGTTCCGTCTTGGTGAGGCGGATCGCCGTCGGCTCGAGCGCCGGGGGGACGACCAACCGACGACCACGTGCGAACACCTTCAGACCAGCTTGGTCCTTGAAGTTCGTACGAATCGAGATCATGCCGTTCAGCAGCGTCGCTTCGTTCAGATCAACGTCCGTCGTCGGACGGTTGGCAACCGTGCCGCCATCGATCGGATGATCGGTCGCGCAGAGAGCCTTACCGTCGCCGCCGACCGTCGCATCGTACGTCGTCGCCGTGTTCAGGATGTTCGCGCCGTAGATTTCCTTGGTCTGCTGGAAGCTTTCAATCAGGCCGAGGTTCGACGGAGCAAACTGAGACTTGTAGAGGTTGTCGTCGATCGCCTTGCGGGTGATCGCGTAACCCAGACCAATCTCGATGTGCTCTTGGTTGTACACATAGCGCTCGCCAGCGGAATTGTCGAAAGAGGTCTGAGCTCCTTCGGTCTTCAGCTGGGCATAGCCAAGGAAGCGCATTTCAGCGGTGCGCTCGAGGGCCATCTTCGAGTTGTGCTTCGTGAAGATCTTGTCGTACTGCGACGGGATCTGCTCATACTTGCCTTCGATTCCCCGGAGGCCGGGGAGGAGAAGGTCTTTAATAGCCGAGAGATTAACAGCCATTGGTCCCTACTCCTTAGGCGAGGCCAGTCGGGCCAGCACCGTTGGTGCGGGTCGAGGCGTTGTTGAAGGCGACGATGACGAGATTGTACTCGGACGCAATGTCCGTGCCGTTCGCGCCGGGCGGATTTTCAACGAGACCGACAATGCGGAAGGGCAGCGTTGCCGTGGTAGCAAGCGTGTCCTGATCGATCGTCATTCCGGAGATGCCGGTGGCCGTGTTGCCTGTGCCAACAGCGATGTTGATGTATTCGCCGATGTTAGCAAAGGTGATCGGCGAGGTGCCGCCAACGTCGCTCGACTGCACAACGAACTGCGCGTTCGGATCGTCGATGATGTAAGCTTCTACGTCGCCATTGGCGTCCGAGCCGGGCCAATAGTTGGACCAAACGGTGCGCTTCTGCGAAACGGAGAGGTACTTGCAGCCAGCGAAAATCCCTTCCATGCGGACGGTGCTCGCCGTTGCCTGACCGATGTAGCCAGTCGTCAGCGGGATGACCGCATCGCCGAAAAAGATTGCCGTGGTGTTGTCAGATTTAATCTTGCGTACAGACTGTTCAAAAGTCGGGGCAGAGCCCGTACCCTTGATTTGCCGGAAACCGAAAGGCGCATTGGTGTTCGCCATGACGGGTTCTCCTCTTAAAAGGAGGTCCATCATCGCGCATCGTGGCGACTAAGAACCGGGAAGGTTTTGCCCTGCGCATCGTGGAGGGCGAACGCCATGAGTATCTCTGATAAAACAAGAAAAGAAAAGGGATCGCAAAAAGAAAACTTATGCCAAAAGAAAACCCCCTCAGCCGGGAGGGGGAGGAGGAGGAGGCTGAGAGGGTCAGTGAGGAGCGAAAAGCTCCAGTATTTTCTTATTATCTCGAGGATCAGTCTTTCGGGATGTCGATAGGCTGAAACGACCTTTTGACGGTTGCCAAGGAGTTGTCTTTGTTCGAGCGCTCGAACTGACCGGGAGGTGCAGCGGCAAGCTGCTCTTCCTTGACGCGAACCTGCTGGCGAGCGCGGCGCTTTTCGATGTCGCGGGCTTCGTCCGTGAGCTCCTTGGGCCGCTCCATAAGGATCATACCCTTGCGCTCAATGGTCGAATAGTTCCCCGCAGGCATCATTTCAGGATAACGCTCTGCCGGAACCGGCTCCCAGCCCTTGCGCAGGAGAGAGGTTTGGTAGGTGTGGTCTTCCTTCCCAAATACCTCCTTGCGCTTCCACTCATAGGTCCAGCCGTCCGGCGGGGGCGGCGCGGCAAACTCATCCGTGCCATCGTCCATCGAGCCGCCGAGGTTCTGGCGAATCTCAGCCGCACGCTTTGCTGCGCGGGCGCGCGGGTCGTCGTCTCGCAATTCGGGACGAAGGTCCGGGCGGAGTTCTTGCCCAGCGGTCTTGCGAAGTTTTTCAGAAGGTGTCATAGCATTTCTCCTCAGTTGAGACGGCCTTCTTTTTTCAAGGCCAGAAGGTTTTGCGCGTATTCCTTTTCAGTCATTCCGTTCATCGCAGCAATTTCTCGCTGCTCTGCGGTCAGCCGGACGACGCTGGGGCGGTCGCCAGAATTGCTGACAGGCTGGCGCGAAACAGGCGCAGCCGGGGGCGAAGAACCAGAGCGGCGCGAAACAACTTGCGCTGCGCCAGCGCTTGCGTCCTCTTCAACGCTTTCTGTCCGTTCTTTGCGGGCAGGTACAGGGCTTTTTATTCGCAAAGTCTCCTCAATCGCCGCAAAATACTCATCCGAGTCCGCTCGATAGCCATCTGCAATTGCCAGATTATGAGCAGCGACCATTTTCTGGTTCAAACGTGGGTCCGTAACGAATTGCGGATTGCGTTCGATCCATTCTGCAGAGCGAGGATAGCCACTTGAACGGATATCTTCAGCAAAAGCGCGCACCGGGTCGTTTTGGCGCGGCATTTCCCTGATCTGAGGCCCGTTCTCAAGCGCTTGACGGCCATTTTCAAGCTGCAAAATCTGTGCAGCCGTTGTGGCCATCTTTTCTTGGGCCTCTGCAGCCGTGTCGTAGTCGCCATTCATCAGAGCATCGCGATATTGCTGCTTTAGAGAGGCGCTCTCTTGCTTTTTTGTCGCGATTGCATTGTCCACAAGGCGAATATTCGTCTCGTGAACGTCCGTTTGCGCCCTGTTTGCGTTTTGAAGGGCCTCTCGCTCGCGGCGTTCGGCCTCTTGAGCCCTCCGGCGCTCCTGAGCAAGCTGCGCTTTCAGCGCTTCGACGCCATCTTCGACGCTTGGCGCAGATTTTTCTTCGACCTGCTCGTTTGATTCGGCCGATTCAACGACGACCTCTTCATTCAACTCTGGCTTTTTGCTTTCATCGATCGCGATTTCGATTTCGTCTTTCACATCTGCCATGACATTCACCATACCTTATCGGGGTGATCAATGCGCCCGCGCACATCGACATCTTCAAGGATTCTGCAGAGCACGTTGTTGACTGTTAGCTGCCATCCATCGGACGGACGGAAGACCAGCCAGTCTCCGTCCGAGATTTTGACATCCTTGAACCATTTGCCAGCATCATCGACAAATGCATTCTTGCCTTGTTTGAGAACGAGGCCAACCTTGCCTTGCCATTTGTCCTCTTCGCGCGTCGAGCTTGCGAGAAGAATCCCGGATTTGGTCTTCTCTGGCCTGACATAAATACCAACAAGCAGCTGGTTGTTGAAAATCTCGATCTTTGACAAGTCTCCGATCTCTTTCAACAGTGCCGTTTTTGGGTCGACTGTATGTTCCATCACCATTGCTGGCATGTGCCTCTTCCTTTCAGTTGTTTTCTGCTTTCTTGGTTGCCTCGTTGATCCATTCAGGAAATTCCCTGATGGCCGAAAGGCGTCCGGTCAAAAACTTGTAACGGTCAATGTCGCAATTGCCGTTTTCAAGCTCTGTCCGAATTTTTTCCATCTCTTCTCTTAAGATGGTTTCAAGATCGATCACAATGGATCGATTCAAGTGCGTTAACATTTTGCCTCTTCGTTGCCTCTTCTGGGATCGGAGCCGGGCGGGCGAAGAGGCATGACTCCCGCCCGGCTCTTCATCGGGTACTGACTTGCAGGCCCCCGAATCTTTTTAGCGCTGAGACTTTTCAATCTCAGTTTTCTCGAGGCGACCTTCGCCTGAGCCCGCGCCTGCGGTCATGTCTTTGTAGGACTTTGCACGTCCGCCGCTGGCATGCTTCGAGCGCTGGATTTCGGTCTTTTCAAGGCGACCTTCCCCCGAGCCTGCTCCCGCAGTCATGTCTTTGTATGACCGGACGCGCCCGCCGGTCTTCCGGCCCATCATGCCCGGAGGCATTCCCGGAGGCATTCCCGGCGGCGGAGCAGAAGGCATGGGCATTGGCATCCCCGGAGGAGGCCCGCCTGCGCCGATCGGAGGCCCCCCAGCGGGCGCACCGAGGTCCGGAGGGAGCATCGGAGGCATTGGCGGCTTCGCCGGTCCTACGCCGCCTGCAGGCATTTCCGGCGCGGGCTTCCCGGCGTTGATGATGATGTTGATGTTTGACTTGCCCTTGGCCCGGCCACCGTCCTTGCGTGCGGTGCGTCCGCCCGCTTTGCGAGGGGTCGCGCCTTCTTCCTCCGCTCGGCGAACATTCTCTTTGATTTCATTATGCCGATACTCGCCAAGAACTGCATCGTATTGTGATGCGTCTTTGCCATACTTTTTATTTATTCGGCTATCAACCGCCTCAGAAGCAGGGCCACCGTCCTTGCGTGCGGTGCGTCCGCCCTTGTTCATGCCGGGAATGACGGGCTCCCCCTTGAACTTCATGTAGCCGCCATCAGCGTAGTGCCCGGCCTTGCCGCGTGAAGGCTTGGACATATTTTCCTGACGACTTTCGGTGCGGCGCTGCTCGGCCTCAGACGCGCCCTTTTTACCGCCGGGCATTTCCATCGGGCCGTATTTGACCTCGCCGCCGTCCTTGTGCTTCGCGCGACCGCCGGACTTTTTCCCGTCCTTTTCGTCGTCGCCAGCAAAACCAGCAATTGCCGCCGGAAGAAGCCCGCCACCCATGCCGATTGCCTTCAGTGCGCTGCCGCCGCTGAACTTCTTCGCACGACCGCCAGCCTTGCGACCATAAGCGCCTTCTTCCTGCGCCTTCTGCGAAGCGGCCTTTGAAGCCGCTGCAGCACGAGCCTGATCGGCAGCGCTCATCTCTTCGTTGGAGTTCTTCTGCGTTGAGAAGCCGCCGCTGTTCTTGGCAGCGCGACCGCCCTTGTTCATTCCGCCAATGTGTTTCGTTCCTTCACGCTCTTCATTGGCGTCCTTGACGTTGCGATTGATCTTCGCATCCATCCAGGACTTTGCCTCGCCGCCCGACTTGCGCGGCATACGGTCAGCGCGCGGTGCGCAATCGTCGCCCGAGACCTTGCCGCCCGACTTGAAGGCACGGCGCGAAATCGGACGCATGCCTGTCTTGACGTCAGCGTTCAGCGGCTCGGCCGGAGACCAATCGCTACTGTCGACCTTCTGGTCTTTCATGTTCGCGAGGCGTTGAGCCTTGCTTTTCATTTGCGCACGGAGGCGCTTGCTTTCTTCGCTCATGACATGGCTCCTATTTCCGGGCGTCCCCGGTGGTGCTGCGTGCAAGTTTCACGGCTTTCTGTGCAGCGCCAGCGCCGAATTGGTTTGTCAGCTTGAGTGCCTTGTCGATAGCGTTCTCGGTGGCAACCTTTTTCGTGTTGCCATTCTTGAGCCATTTTTTGAATTCGTCAATCGAAAGGTCCTGCGTTGAGGCAACGCGCTCCGGACCTTTTCCGTCGCTGAATCCATCGATGTAAGTTCGCAAGGCATCGCGCTTTGTCTTGAAGCCCAAGAGAACTTTGTGCTCGTCGAACTTTTTCGTTCCCAATTCGCGCTGGTTCACAATGACAACGCGATCGCTCTTTTCATCTGGCCCGAGATAAACATCAACATGGTCTCCGTCTGCGCCTTCAGTTCTCTTGATGTAACCATAGTCGGCTGGCATCTGCACAGACCATTTCTTTCCGCTTCCGTCAATGCCGGACCGCATTGTTCCTTTTTTATTCTCAATCGCAATATCGAGGCCAGCAAAACGACGATGGTCTTTCTTGTAATTCCCGGCGTCAATCTGCGCCTGCGTCGGTTGAACCGCGCCGCCCCGTTTGAACGCAGGCAGGCCCTTGCGGACTGCCTCCCGCAGCCGAGGCGTCATCTGAAGCTGCATCATCTCAATTGTTTTCTTTTTCGCGTCTTCGATTTCCTTGCGGCGTTGCGCAAACATGCCATCGATCTGTGCGATCTGCTCGCGAGCCTGTTGCTTCGCGGCTTCTGCGATTGGCTCGGACAGTTTCCGCTCCCAGTTGGCCCGGATCGGTGCAAGGTTTCTGATTGCCGCTTCGGCGCGCTCGATGTCTCTTGCAGCTTGCGGGTCCATCAGCGAATATGTCGAGAGCTTGGCGCTCGGGTCCAGCTTTTTGAGCATCTTTTGCAGCTGGCCCGGAACGATCTTGTCGTAATAGCCTTTCATCCCGGAGCCGCCAACGTCCATCTCTTGGCCACGCAGAACGAAACGTCCATAATCATTCGGCTGTTGGTTCATGAGTTTTTCAGCGACTTCCTTGCCAACGTAGTCCGGCAGCTTATCAATCGTCGCTTTCTTTTCAAAGATTGGCCGGTCGAGGCCTTCTCTGTATCCATAAATCGTGCCGCTCGAAGGGTCGTAGGAAAGCTCGCTGATCTGCTTCGATAGATTGTAGCGCTCGGCTTGCTGCTTGCCCGGCGTCCAAACAACGGAGTCGTAATTGTTGTCGGCAGCTTCCTTGAGGATGCGTTTCAGCGAGAGGTCTGTCCATGCGGCAGTGTTGGTGACGTAGGGGGCGGAGTTTACTCGGTTCTTGTTAACCGCGTCGTAAACCCTTTTGAATTCTTCCGATCGGCCCATGATTGCGGCCATACGATCATCCGTCATTCCGCGCGCTGCAACAGCTGCTAATTCTTTTGCTGCATCGAGATTGTCGAAAGCTCCCGGATTATTCTCGAACGCCTGTTTTGCGTGCTGCTCGATCCAGTCCTCGTTCATTTTTTTGGTGAATGCGCGATATTCCTCGTAAGGATCAGGGCCGTCCTTTTTAAACCCTTCCTTCCGCCCCGCCTGCGCCCAATCGGATTGCATTTCCTCGACGTGCAGCATGCGCTCGCCATTCGGCCCATAGCGATCGGCCATTCGAAGGTGAGCCAAAACATTCGGGTCGTCCCAGTGAGAGGAAACGAACTGCGAGGCATCCATGCGAAGAGTAGAACGAGAGGCCTGCTCTGCTTGCTGTCGGGTCCAATACTCTCGATATTGCCCATCCGGGCCAGTGAAACCGAAACGACCGAACTTCTCTTCAATTTTCGGTTGCCATTGCGGAGGCAGCTTCAAAAGAACTTCACGATAGTTCTCGCTGCCGGGGATGGTGTATTCTTCATATTTTGAAGGTGCAAACGCCTGCGGGAGCCTGTCTTTTTTCATTTGCAACTCGGCCATCCTTGTGGCGTCGTCAAGATTTAGGCTCATATCGCGATCATTAAACCGCCGACTTAAAGTTTCATATTCAAACAATTCGTCAGCATTCAAGGGAGGTCTCGCCCCAAGCACCTTCTCCTCAATCTTTGGCATCCGCTCTTCAAAGAACGCAGCCGCCTGCTCACGGGTGATCTGCTTTTGTCCTGCGAACGCTTCGTCGAAGCCTTTTAGTTCGTCAGGCTTGACGCCCGCGCGCTCGAGCATTGCTTTCATCTGTTGCGGAGTGCCGCGTGCCTGCGGCAAAGCAGCGGCGGACTCTTGGCCGAAGGAATAAAGGCCAATGTCGTTCAGATTGCGGGGCGGAGCCTCTGGCGCGGCGGACATTGACGGAGCGCCATAAAGATCATCCCACGAACGGAACACTTGCTCACGCGGGCCAAACTCCTGCGTCATGCCGGGAGATTGCTCGCGGTTCGCTTCCATTTGGTCTCGAGAGTACATTTCGTAATCAGGATTACGCGGTCCCGGACCCGCACGCTCTTGAACATTGCGCGCTTCGACTTCGCCTGCGGTCCTCGAGTATCCTTCCAATCCGCCACGGCGCGGCAGTTGAAGGGCGAGGTTGATGTCGTCGATGTTCTTTGCGAGGCGCTGCGGATCGGCCAATGCATATTGGTCCGCCTGCGGAAGCCAGTCCTCGCCGTAAGACTTTTTCAACGCAGCGAGCGCGTCGTCAAAATTGTAGCCCTGAGCGACGAGGTTGTGAACATCGGACGCTTGCTCAAGTGCGGCGCGGTTCTCTTTCAGCTTGTTGATGGTCGCCGCATCGAACTGGAACATTTCGGGAGCAGCGCCCGCTGAGAACTTCTCGATGTGTTGAACGGCATGCTGGATTTCATGCAACGCGACAGACCTTGCGCGCTCCGGATCAAGCTGCGAGTTGACAACAATGTAACCGAGAGTGTTGTTCGGGCCGGGTTGATAGAATCCGCCGGGACCGTCAAGACCAAGATCCTGCTGCCGAATCGGCATGTCGAGCAACTCAGGGTAAGCTTTGAACAGTTGCGGATGAATGATCGCGCTTTCCATCGGCTTGGCAGCGAAACGCGGAATATGCCCGACTTCCATCGACTGGTCCGGAATCTCAAACCGCCATTTGCCATCCGGCGCATTCCACCAGCCAGTTTCCTGCCAAATCTTTTCGACGGGCACGCCTTCATCACGCATCGTTTGCGCAAGCTCGAGCTTTTTGGTGTCCGCTGTCTTCGCCCGCACACCTGCCAAAACATTCAGCTGGTTCGGATCGCGCGAGGCAAGCGGCAATCCGCCTGACGTGACGACGCCTGCGAGGTCGAACATCCCCTTGACAGCACGCTCAGGGTCCTTTTGCGGATCGAAGCGACCGGCCAATGCCTCGCCCGGCATCTTTGCGGCCGCAACCGTGTCCTCAACCAACTTGACGGGCCAAGTCTCCTTCAGCGCCGCGCCAAGCTCCTGTCGGTTCTGCGCATTCTCGAGCGCCCGCGCCATGGCCACCGCATTGTTGCTCTCGAGGTTTTGCTGCTGCGGCGTCGTGAATGACGGCAGGCCCAGCGATTCCGCCGTGGTCGGAGGCGTCATCGATTGCAGGCGCTCCGGGGAGAAGCTCTGACGATTGATCTCTTCAGCGGTCTTCGCCTGCCATTCAGGAGTTGCCTGAAGCTGGCCGAGCTCCGCTTGCAATGCGGCTTGGGATTGCGCGAGCTCTGCTGCCCGGCGCTCTTCCATCATCCGTTGCGCATCAGCGAAGTTGCGCGGAACTTCCCCTTCCTCCGGCACGCCGCCATATTGCATCGGCTGGCGGGCCATCATCTCCTCGTCAGCACGCACGAAGTCCGCCGCATTGCCGGTTCGATTGTAAATGTCCCAGAGCGTTTCTTCGCGCTCGACGGGCTCGGGGCTCGGAAGCGGCATTGCAGCGGGCGTGGACGGGGGCAGAGGGCGCAGAGACTCCCGGCGCTGGGCGGGCGCATAGGCCATCGGCTCCTGCCGCTGGAGGGGCTCTGGAGCGGCTTGCGCGGACGAGCGCTTGATGGGCACCGGAATGCTCAACTCACGGACGATGCGCAACGCGGCTTCCGTCGGATCGAACCCGCTCATTGATCCATCGTTCAACTGGACCAACGCCGGGGACGGCGGCAACGCACGCTCAACATATTTCGGCTTGCCGCCAGCCTGCAGCTTTTCGCGGGCGATCCCTTTGAGCGTCAACAGTGCTGCGCGCGCCGACTTGTCCATCAATTGTCTTCCTTCATTTGACGGAGATAATCCGGCGTCAGAATGTTCTGAACCCCGCCGAGACCTTCAGGGTGCTGCAATGCATCCTGAACGATCTTTGCCAACGCAACGCGCTCGCGGCTCTCGCGATCCGCTGCACGGTTCTGCGCATCGAGGTGTGCGTCCGCCGCCTTGACCGCAACCTCTTGGATCTTGACGTCGGCCATCTTCGCTTTGGTCTCAGCGTCCAACATCTTTGCCGGGTCTTGCTGCTCCTGAGCTTCCGGCTGCGAATCAATCATCAGCCTTGCCTGATCGAGCGCTGCCTGCGCATCATTGCGCTTGGCATCAGATTGAGCCCGCATTGTCAGCGCATCCGCTTTCTGCTTTTCGAGCTTCAGCTTTTCGATCTCCTTGATCATCTCAGGAGGCATCTGCTCGATCTGATCCTTCGGCTTCATGAAGCGCTCAGGGTTGGACCAGCCCAGCGCTTGCAGCGCGGCGGTGTCAACCGCAACGGCATTGTACAGATTTGGATTGCCTGCCTGCAGCTGCTTGAGGCCCATGATCTTCATGATGCGCTGCGTCTGCGAGGAAGTGTTCGGATCGGCTTGCGGAATGAGATTGTAATTGTTCAAGGCGCGCTCGAACGTCGTTTGATCCCACGAGGTTGCAGGCCTGCGGTTGCGCTTCCAGAAGCTCTCTGGATTCTCGCGGAAGCATTGAACGATCAGTTCAAGTTCTTCTGATTGCGAAGTATGCATGCGCTTGTGAACGGAGTTGAGGATCTTCACAGCTTGATCGATCATCGCGAGCGTCGTGCCGACAGGTGCGTCCTGCCTGCCTTCGCCCACAGCGAGCTCCGCTGTGCCGCCGACACGCTGGCCAGTTTCAACCATGTTCGTCACAAGAGACATCAACGCTGGGCCGGGCTCCTTGTAGGGCAACGGCATCACTGCCTGATTGATCGGCATCCCGCCCGTCTTGACCAGCGCCCCGCCGCCCGGAGGCACGCGGAAGATGTTGGTGTTTTGGCGTCCGCCTGTGTCGGCCATCAGGAAGCCGGGGAAGTTCGCGAACATGCCTGCATCCAACATCTCTCGCCATGCTGCTGTCACCGCATTCGTTGTGTTGCCCAGAATGTGGAGTAGGCCAATGTCGTAGAAACCGAGGCCGGGAACGAAAGTGTATTTGACGAAAGTCTTGCGCTGAACGGGAAGCTCCTTGGTGTCCTCGTTGTAGTCCCGCACCAGCGAGAGGATCTCCCGCGATGAAACGTCAATCGTCACGCGGTAGGGAACTTCAAGCCCGGAGGGCTTGCCCTTGAACTTGTGCTCGAAGCCGGGAATGTCGAGCTCGCAATAGCATTCGTAAATCTCCCGATCGCGGTCGTCGGGGTTCATCGAGGTCTGCGAGATTCCTTGCTGCTCGTTCTTTTCTTGCTGCGCCGCATCGAGGGTTGCTTCGCGCGGCATGCCGAGGTCAATGTCTTTGTAAACACCGAGCAGCTGCATGCGCTTGACGACCGAAGGCCGCATGAAGATTCGGTGCGTCTTGCGCCGAGCGTTCTCGAGGTCCGTCGCTGCATTGTTGACGATCAAATCGTCTGCGTCGACCGTCTCGCTGACCGGGCGCTGGCGCAGCGGGCAGTAGTAAACCTTCTTGAACTGCGTGCCCCCGAAACCGAGCAACAGGAACATGCGGTCCGTGTCGGGGTAGTATTCGCTCGCCGTCACCGTGAGGTAATGATTGATGTCCTTTTGGAACGCATTGGCCAGCTGGTCCTCGGGCAGGTCAGCATTGTTGTCGTCGAGGCGGATCTTGGTCGGTCCGTCCGTCGGCAAGAACTCAGACCGCGCATTGGCTTGAAAGCGAAGCACAGCCTCAAGCAACAGCGGATGACGCACGCGGCTCATGCCTTCAACCGGCGCACCGTCCGCGCTGCCTCCGGTGCCGGGCACTTCGACCTTCAGGCCGAGCAGCTTGATGCCCTGCGCACGATCCTCAATCCATTCTTGACGTGAGGCGATGTCATCGTTGATGCCACGCAGCAAGCCATCAGCAATGGCGTAAAGCGTTCCGTCCGGGATCTCTTCAGCGAGGTTGCGGAACCAATCATCGTTGGCACTGGTCTCCGCAGACTTCAGCGGATTGCCATCGAGCGAAATGGTGATAGAGCCATCAGCGTGCTCGATCGAGATGAGGTTGCCTTTCTCGTCGACGTTGTTCGAGGGCTGGCCCTCGTCGTGCTCAATGATGATGTCGCTCGCCTCTTCAAACAACGAAGGCTGTTCAGGTTGAACAAGGCGCAGCGCGCCGAGGCCGGTGGGTGATGCCATTTGATCAATCCTTCTTGTTGATGAGTTCAGAGATCTCTTCGTGGAATCTCTGGAACGCATCGTTGACGGCGATGTGCTCCGTCTTCGCGTGAATGTTGTAGACCCGAGCGTAATCGTGCGGCTCGCGGCCAACGACCTCAACCCGATACATTCCCAGCATCGGGCCAACGGGCTTGCGCTCGCACTCGACGAACGCACTGGCTGGGAGTTGAACGAAGTCAGCCATTGTCACACCGAATAAAGTGGAGCAGGCGCACGGCCTGCGTGCTGCATCGAGGAGCCAATCTCTTCTTGAATCTCCTCAGAGCGCTGAAGCATGCCGGTCGTGCGAAGATAGCGCATGGCTTGCGAAACGGTGTCGACGAGGTCGTCGTGCTTGCCTTTCGGGAACACAGCGCATTGCGTGATGACCATGTCGGCCCATGCTCTGTCGGGCGCGTAGACCATTCCTTCAGAGAACAAATGCTGAACAGAATAGAGCCTTGCGAGCTTGTCCTGATTGCCAGTGTCCATCAGCTGCGTTGCCCAGTCCGCATTGCCGAACAGCCGACGAATCTCCTGCGCAACAGAAATGCCCGCCGCTTTGTTCTCGACGAGCAACTTGTCAACCTTGAAGCGCTTGCAGCTTTCGCCCACCTTCTGAACGAGCTCGTGCAACGGCAGGCGATCCTGCCACGCATGGATCATCATCACCTTTGGATTCGGCTGAACGTAGCTGCGCGTGATGCGGACTTCCTCGCCGCTCGCGCCGACAGACCTCGTTGCATGCGCAAAAGGCTCCGAGGTGAAGACGCCCCAAAGCGTCATCGCGGAAGGATCATTCTCGGTCTTCTCGGTGTAAGCGGTGTCGAGAGAAGCCAAGATGTAATCAAACATCGGGAACGTCTCGTGTTCCCACTCAATCCAGTCCTCGCGGCGAATGACGCCGCCGCCCTTGACCTCTGGGCGCTGCTGCAATTGGCCAGCGGCAGCGAACGGGCCGAGCGTGTTCTCGAGGGCGCGAACTTCCTTCTCACCAAAACGATCGGGCCAAAGCAATTCGCCCGGCTCCGTGCGCCAGTCTTCCCAACCAATGACAGTCTTGAACGAACGCTCAGGCTCGTAGCGCATTGGCAGCATCAAGTGCGTCCAATCGTCCTTGCTCGTGCTGAGGATGTGTCCGGTCAAATCATCTTCCGCGAGGCGCTGCTGAATGATGATGAATGCGCCGCTCTTGGGGTCGTTGAGGCGCGTGCTCAACGCAGTGTCCCACCATTCGATGGTGGTGGCTATGGTTGCTTCGCTGAAGGCCTCTTGAGCGGCGTTGGGGTCGTCGACGATGATGATGTTGCCGCCTTCACCAGTGAGGGTTGATCCAACAGAGGTGCAAAGACGTGATCCAGTTCTGCTGTTGTCAAAGCGCGTCTTTGTGTTTTGATCACTCGTGAGGCGATATCTGTCACCCCAAAGAGATTGATACCAAGGAGAGTCGATGAGACGGCGACATTTGACAGAATCTCTGAGCGAAAGCTGTTGCGAGTATGACGCATGGAGGAATTGAACTCCCGGACCAGACGTTGGCGTTTCGTGGCGCTGTGCCCAAACCCAAGCAGGGAAGCTCACTGAAACCATCGAGCTCTTGGACATGCGCGGAGGAATGTTGATGATGAGGCGCTTGATATCTCCGGCAGCGACAGCTTGCAAATGCTCGGTGACGGCTTCAAGCGGAAGACCATCAACGAACGTGCCGGGGTCGATGTATTTCCAACCGGCGCGGAAAAACTCATAGAAGTTTTCTTCATACTCGCAGCGATCGATCTCGTTCAGCAAGTCGATTGGCGACACTCTGTCGAGAAGATCATCGATCGTGGAGTTTGCGTCCATCATTTCTCGACCTTGTAGTCGCCGTCGATGGTCTGCGGGCTCTTCATCTGCGCAAGGAGATTTCGCTTGAGCTCTTCACGCACCTCGCTCGTCATTGAAGAAAGATCAACTTTGAACTTCTGTTCAATGCTCGCGTTGATCTCGTTTTGGATGCGCTCGCCGTATTTCTTCGGAGCAATTTTGCTCGCGTGCCAACGCCGGGCGTCCATGCGATTTCGCGCCCGCTGGTTGTCAGGCTCGTGGTCCGCAATCGCGATGGTGTCGTCCGCGTAATAATCGGCCTGAATCTGTCGCGCTCGCGCGTATTCGGAGAAGCGTTCAGGTGAGGAATTTGCCCATGCGTTGAATGTGGAATAGGGCGGCATGTTTGGCTCTTGCGTGATCGTTGTCACAGCCTCGCCATTCATCATGCGGAAAAGAATATCCTTGAACACATTCTCATCGAACTCAGCAGCGCTGAATCCCCGACGGACGTATGTTCGACCCGTGAGCTTCCCAACCACGAAGAAATCCCCAAAACGATGAGCTTTGGGAAATTATGCCTGCTATATTGAATCAAACAAAAAGAAATCTTTCTAAAGCCCGTTGCGCCGTTTTCGCGCCCGCCGGACAAATTCGTTGATCTGGTTCAAGTTCGTGATCTCTGTGGCAGGCCCGCCAATCTCTAGCCCTTCCTGCCAATGTCGGATATCCAGCCCATCAACGAGGACCAACCGCTTTGGAGTTTTCTTTTCCCAGCCGCAGCCGATGAGGAACAACGTCGCAATGCCTGCCAGCCCAGCGCGCTTGTGCCAGCCAATCTGGTCCGGCCTGACCTCAAACGACCAAACCACGTCGTAGGGATCAATCTCCCCGAGCTTGAGCTCGATTGGGCAAAGCAGCCCATCAATTGCGATCTGCGTATCAGGCAAACCCACGCCGGAACCCCGGCGCGGTTCGTAGCTTTCAAACCAGCCCGCCCAGTTGGAACGGAACCAGCGCTTGAGGTCAATCTCCTTGGGCATTGTCACCCTCGAACTTCAGTTCGTCGTTCTTGTGCTGGTGAAAAAGATCTGAGAATAGCCTCCGGGCAGAATCATAGGACATTCCTTCTTTGATAATGATCTTCTTCTGTGTTCCTCGACTCAAAAGAAAATCAGAAAAGCTTTTCCGCACGCCTTTCTTGAGCTTATGAAACGGGGACAGGTCATAAGGATGGTCCGGACCCTCCATCCCAATTCTGAAGATCTCCCCGGTGTTCGGATGAATGTTTACATAAACCAAAAACTCCTTCGGATATGCAAAATCTGTAATCGTCCTCGAGCGAGGCGCATGCCTCCGCAAAAATTCTTTGAATGGCAAAGTTTTGTCCGATTGAACATATCGAGCAAATTGCCGCTCGATAACTTTGCTCTTGCGAACCGCGTCAATGATCTCGTACTGCTCTGGTGTGATGTTCATCGGCCTCTCCTGTTTCGACGGCAAATGGATTAAATCCAATTGAGAAAGAAAACACAACAAATGTTTCTCATTTTAGAAAGAAAACATTTCGCTACTTAGGAAAAGAATTATTCCGTTCTGGCAGAAAACCACAGTTCCCCCGTTTACTATACAATTCTCTCTCTCTCTACTTTCTATCCCAACGGGGGAAGAAGGGAAAACCACCAGAACGGAATAATTTTGAAAAGCTGTTTTCACTATTGTTTCCCTTTTTCACCGCTCAAGCTCTAGCCTTAAAGCCAAGCTAATCCGCCCTCCTTAAGCCCCAGACCAAGCTTGCCGAAACTCTCTGCCATAAGCTTAAGACCAAGCTCCATCGCCCCCTAATGAAGCTCAAAATCCGAACGGCTCTCCAAGATATAAACCGCCTCTTTTAGGACCATCCAAGCTTTGGCATATTCCCACAAGCCGCACGTGCGACGGATTTCGTCGAGCGGCACGCCCGGTGTGATTGCCGCCCATGTCCCATCTGCCTTGTCTTCTGTATGGAGTTTGACCAAAAGACTCAGCGCTTGTTCGAATGTCATTTTCCCCTCCTATTCTGTAGCCGCTGCCTTGTAAGACTCGCACCGAAATTTTGGTTGAAGCCAAGCGTCCCCGATAATGCGCCTCCCAAGTCTCCTGCATTCATCTTCCGAGGCAATGCCCGGAATGGCGATAGACGAGTTATTGCCAGTTGGCGCGGATGGGGAGTAACCGAATATCAGAACCCAAACGACGATGGTTTTCATGAAAATCGCTCCTCACATCGCCACGCCCAGCACGTCCCCCGGCGCGACAGCCATGGCGCTCATCGTCGCGGCGAATGCCTTCTTCCGCTCCTTGAACTCCTCCTCCGTTTCGTTTTCCTTCTTGTTCAAAGAGACGGTGCCCTTGACAATCTTCATCGAAAAGCCGCTTTCCCGCAGCTTCTTGAGCGCCTTCTCATTCATGCCAGCAAACTGCAATCGGCCCTTGACCAAGATGCGATCGTCGAACCAGAACGTGTCATTCTCCTTCATCGTTTTGCGAATCTCGAGGTCGGTGTCGAACACCCGACCTTGCACCGACTGGCGCACCCACTCGACGACCTCTTTCATCGCAACGACCACCGGCTCCTTTTTCCGGTTCATCGCCCCTGCGAGCTCCGCTGCCTCTTGCTGGCCCTCCGTCCGGGAGTCCGCAATGAGGTCGCGCTTGCGCTGCGTCATGGGAGCGGCCTGACCCTTGCCAACGTAGTCCTCGAAGCCCTCGGCCCAGTTCTTGATGATCGAGAGGCCCCCGGACTTGATCCAATTGTGGAATTGTTCGAACTTGTCGCGGCTCCACTTCTCCTCGGTCACTTCAGGATAAAACCAACGGCGATCATCCTCCTCCATCTTCAAAGCGCGCAGCGAATTCGAGCAAGCGAACACGTGCGCCCAGTTCTCAATCGTGTAGGTCCGTTGGTATTTCTCGTTGACCTCAACCTCTTTGTCCGTGATGGCCGACTTCAACTTATTGTAAGCCTTCCACGAGTGCCCGGAGTAAATCTCATGAACAATCACCAACCTCTTGTTTGCCATCCAGCCGTTGAACTCCGACTGCACGATCTGCGTTTCGGTTGGGTAGCCCACGTTTTGCATTCCCACGAGCGGCGCAAGCACCGTCGCACCGAGCGTTGACTTTCCGACACCTTGACGCTCACTGACGAGCAACATGCCATATTCCATCTTGACATCAGGCCGCGCAATGAGCGTGGCGCACCAACGCGCAACTTCGTAGCGTTCGTTCTCATTGGGGAACATATACTCAAGGAACTCAATGAACGGCTCCGGTGAACCGGGGCGGCTTTTGATATGCGTCGGGGTATGCAAGTTGATGGCCGAGGTCGTGTTGTCCGTCACGATCTTGCCGGGATTGTCAGGGCGGTAGCAAAGCTTTGCGCTGCGGCCCGTGTAAGCCTTCACCACCAGCCGCGAAGTCTCGTTGGTGTCCGAGAAGGCCGCGAGCATTTTGTTCATGATTGATTCCGGCCGCACAATCTCAGGCATGTCGATGCAAACAAAAAGATCGGCCTCCTCGACGTAGGACCACATCTCCTTGAAATTGTCACGCAGCATCGGCGTCGGCTTGCCCTTGGGGTTTGGGATCAGGTCCGTCGCCCATGTGGCAGGATGCAAGCAAGCCCGGAAGCTGGGACCAACATAATAATTGAACCCATCAACCTCCTTGAACATCTTGGCGGGGAACGGATCGGCGAGGTCGAAGCCGCCGGGCCACTCATTCGTGAACTGCAGCTGGAAGGTCGGAATGCGGAGATGGCGCGCAATGGCGGGGACCGCCGCCACGCCCGGTGCATCGTTGTCAGAAACGATGTAGGCGCGCTTGACGCCCGCTTTGCGGAGGATGGACCAATCCGTGCGGGAGGGCGACAAAGCGCCTCCAATCCATCCCAGATGGGCGGCGTGCTGCAGTTCCTCACCCCAAGGATGAGCCGCGAGGGCCGCTCTGTCCTCCGGCGTTTTTGCGTCAACCATCTTGCGGATGGTTGCAGCAGCTTTGGCACCTTCATGAATGAACACGACTTGATGATGGTTGAGTTGCTCCATGCCCCAAAGCGGGAGCAATCCTTCCGGCTCCATCATCCTCCATTCGCCGTCGTCCCAAAAGGTCCATGGCGCGTAGCGCTTTTCGCCCTTGACCATCTGCCGCGTTTGGATCATCAGAATTTCCCCGTTCATGTTCTTGAACGTGAAGATGTCCTGCGTCGGCAGCGCATTGACTTTTTCCGGCAGCGCCATGCCTGCAGGGATGACGGCGGACTGCGGCCACTGAACGGCTTGACAATCCAACTCAATCTGCAAGCGCTCACGCTCTGTGGGAGCGTAGAGCTCCGGCGCTTTCACCTTGCCGTCCGTGGCGAAGTGAATGAGCGCAACGTCTGACCAATAGTCCCCGCGTCGTTCCTCCACAACCGCTGTGCGGAGCGAACGCGGGCGCGCTCCGATGCGCGTGAGATATGCCTGCACTGCAGGGATTTCTGAAAGCGACTTAATTTTCATTGTTGTCCCCAAGCCTCAACTTGTGCTTTTTTCTTTCATGTGCTCTGAATGCAACCGACAAATTTCATTGCAGATATTCTCAAGAATGCCTGCTTGCGCTTCCGGGTCGTCAAACTCGACGACGACGAAACTGACGATGAGCCCGAGCAAAAGCCCGAGCGTCTCGTTCATGTCGAGTTTGCTGAGGCATTGATCTCCGATCTTCTGCCCCACTTGACTCATGACCTTCTGGCGTTCAGGGCTATGCGTTTTTGACAACATCTGTTTTCTCCTCATCCTTGCCGGTGACGTATTCAAAGGCATGCTTCTCATTCAACGCATCCACCATCCACTGCGCATTCGATTGAGAAGGCACGGAAGCAAACGTGCGGTAGCGCGCCTTTTGCCCCGGCATCTTTTTCGCGATGACAGTCTTGGAGTCATTCACCACAACCATGATATATTCAGCCATTGACGCTTTCCTCTTCCTTGCGCTCTTCCGTCGAACCGTCGACGAAACCGATGAACCGCACAGCCTCGATCCGCATCATGCGGAACCCGCGCGGCACTGTCCCTTTGAATGCATAGATCGCTTTGCCTGCCTTGCCACGGTCCACGATCTCTTGACCGAGCTTGTCGAACTTGAAGCGATCAATCTTGCCGAAAATTCTGTCGGTGTCGTCGCGGATCGTCAAGTTGAGCGAGGTCGTCGGCCCTGTCACGCGCTTGCCGCCCCGCTTGGCGACGTTCACGGCCTCGTTCTCATCTCGTGGCTTGATCTGATCCACCAAGGCGAAAGTCAGCGCCGTCCAATCGGTCGCGCGGCATTGCAGGTCGACGACCGGCGTCGGGGGCGTATGAATGTTCCGCGCTGAGGGGTCCGGCATGAGGCGCGCAATGGCGTCCTTGATGGGCCAGAGGCTGTCAATTTCCGTCGTGGCGTTCGTCAGCAGCTTCTCTGCCCTCGCGGGGAGTGGCTCCTTGCGTGCGCGCGCCGAAAGGATGGCATTCACCATCTTTGGGCCGATGCCTTTCACGTTGCTGATGGGACCGACGAGAAATTTCTTTCCGTCGCGGGAACCAACCGTCCACTTGTCAGTTGAGAATTCAATGTCGACCGGAACGTAAGGCACACCCTCCGCATGCATTTCTCTCAGGATCATAATCTGCTTGGCCGGGTCGCCCTCGTGCGAGAGCGTTGCCGCCGCGAACTCAACCGGGTGGTGCGCTTTGAGATAGGCACACCAATAGCTGATGATGCCATAGGCCACAGAGTGCGATTGATTGAAGCCCATCGCGCCATAAGCGCAAAGCTCGTCCCAAACCTTGTCAAGCACGTCCGCAGCAATGCCCTTGCGGACAGCGCCTTCCTTGAATTTGTTTCCGTATTGGTCGAAAAACTCTTTGCCGAGCGACTTGCTCATTGCTTTGCGGAGGACCGAAACGTCCTCCCAAGACATGCCACCAACCTCGCGGCAGATTTGCATGACCTGCTCTTGGTAAGTGATGATGCCTGCCGTGCGCTCAAGGTATGGCTTGAAAATGGGATCAGGATAAGTGATGGGTGAGATGCCGTTGCGGCGCTTGACCCATTCATTCGTCGAGCCCCCGGCCATCGGCCCCGGCCGAGCGAGCGCCGTCGTCGAAACAATGTCCTCAAGTGAATTGAGCTTGACTTGATTGACGATTGACTGCAGCGCCGGTCCGTTGAACTGGAAAATGCCGGAGAATTGCTTCGTGTTGATGACAGCGATTGCCGCCGGGTCATCGAGCGGCGCTCTCTCAAGATAGTCCATTGGCAGCCGGGCGAGCTCCAGCGTGTCCTCAAAAACCGACAGCTGCGTCAGGCCGAGCGCGTCGATCTTGAGCAGGTTCAGTTCTTCGGCATCTTTTTTGTCGCAATGCGTCGCGCCTGTGCGTGCGTCCACAGCGACGAAATCCGTGACGGGCCTTTCAGTGACGACGATCCCGGCAGCGTGCTGCGAGAAATGCCGTGGATGGCCTTCCATCTTTGCAGCGACGAGAATTTCAGGATGCTTGCCGAGGAGCTCGCGGCCCGCAGCCGTTTCGTTGAATGTGTCTTCGAGCGTTTGCAGGGCGCGGGAGTCGCCGCCGGAACGCACGATGAGTCCGTCGAGCATCTTGTCGCAGAGCCAACGGGGAACCCCCAGAGCAGTTCCGGCTTCGTCAATTGCGGATCGAGGTCTGAATAGCGCCACCGTACCGAGCCGCGCCACGTGGTCGCGTCCATATTTCTTCTCCATGTATTCGAAAACCATGTCGCGCTTCTGGTCCGAGAAGTCCAAGTCGATGTCCGGCAGGTCGTTGCGCGTGATGTCGATGAAGCGCTCGAACAGCAAGCCCCACTTCAAGGGGTCAATGGACGTGATGCGGAGGAGATAGCAAACCAGCGATCCGCAGCTGGACCCGCGCGCCGGGCCGCAGAGCATGACCTTGCGTGCGAATTCCATCAGGTCCGCAATAATGTAGAAATAGTCCTCAAACTCCTTGAGCGCAATCATGTCCAGTTCGCGCTTCAGCCGCGCGGCATAAACCGGATCGGTGAGGTCGACGCCGAGCTTTTCCGCGCCCTCACGGCACATCTGCTCAAGGGTCTTCGGCTTTTCCGGCGTCAGAACTTTCGCTTGCCTGAGCTCCCCCTTGACGAGGGCCGCCAGATCGCTTGCAGCGGCCATGGAAGCCTGAATTGCGTCGGGAGGGGCGATCCTCCCCACAGATTTTTCCCACTCCTGCAGGCCCATTATATGCTGCGGATAGGTCTGGGTCGATGCGCCGCGCCCGCACAAAACTTCGTAGAACCCCTCGTCGTCAGGACGGATGAATTTGTTGTCCGAAGAGGCCACGAGTTTGAGGCCGAGGTCCAGCGCTTGCGCGACGTAGCCCTTTGCGCAGGAGGGCGAGAGCGCAAGGAAAACGTCGTCGCGCTGCAACAAGGCCGGATCGATGTCCGTGAGCGGCGTGCGGTTGCCAATTATCTTGAAACAGCCCGGCGCTGAAAGGGCCTGCTCAAGGGAAAGCAGCGGCTCGTAGCGGAACTGCGACGTGGCGAGGTGCACGAGCTCATTGATGGAAGCGATGTCCTGCTTCGGGAAAAAGGTCCAATGGTCTGTGCTGGGTTTTTTCGCATGGATTGAAGGGCTGACCGCGAGCTCAACGCCGAAGAGCGGCTTGAGTCCATGTTTTTTGGCGAGCTTGGACCAGCGCACCCAGCCGAATGTGCTGGCGCGATCTGAAATTGGTGCATAAGCCGCCCCAACCTCAACGAGGCGGCTCATGACATCGTCAATCATTCCGGCGGCAACGCGGAAGCTGTAGCCCGTGCGAACCCTTATCATTTCAGCCCAAACAAGGTTGACAGAATGAAGACGATGGAAACGGCGGAGCCCGTCGTGATGAACAAAACATCGAGCGGAGACCATTTGCCATCGAACCAATCGAACACAGTTCCGACGAGCGTGAAAAGCGCACTCCCGAGAATGCAAAAGGCGATGGCGAGGTTCATTTTTCCTCCTTGGAGGCGAATGGAGTGACAGAGATACGCGCTTCGAAAAACATTTCTTCGGCTGCTTTGAATTCCTCCGTGGGCATGGAAGTGTTCCCCGCGTCGTAAACGATCCTCTTCACGCCCGCTTGAATGAGCGTGCGGGCACAACGGGCGCAAGGCATGTGCGTGACATAAACGGTGCATCCGTTCGTGCGAATTCCTTCTCGTGCTGCGAAGGCGATCAAATTCTCTTCCGCGTGTGAAGTGTAGAGATATTTCGTCGGGCGCTCGCGGCGCTCGTCCGTTTCCTTCACGCCCTTGGGCGGTCCGTTGAACCCCGTCAACCGGATCTCGTTCTCCGGCCCAACAAGGATTGCCCCCACCTGCGTGCTGTCTTTTGATTTGAACTTCGCCATGTGTGCAAAGTTCATGAAATAATCATTCCAATTCATACGATCCCCCTTTTCCTGAGCTCTTTGAAACAGCGGGCAAGTGCACGCACGTCGTTTTCCGCCCGGTGCGCGCCGGTGAATTCCTCGTCGAAAAGAAAATGGTGCAGCGCATTCAGGTTCAATCGATGGCCTTTCAAGTGCACCGTCGCTTCAACAGTGCAAATGAGTTGCGGCCATTCAATCGTCAACCCGACGCGCTCCATCTCAAGGTCGATCATCGTTTTATCGAAGCTCAAGTTGTGAGCGACGACTTCATCATGGCGCTCGATGGCGTCTTTGATTGCCTGTGCTTTTTCGGCAAACGATTCGGCTTCCGCAAGCATGTTGTCGGTGATGCCGGTGATGCGGGTCGTGTCGGCATCAACCCCGTGTCCGGGATTGAAAAGGCTTGAGAACGCGAGCACCTCGTCCTCTTCTTCGACTGTCAGGCCGAAAAGCTCAATGACCTTCGGCTGACGAGCCAACGGCACGAGCCGGTTCTTGACGAGGCCCGTAGTTTCACAATCTATGACAAGAGTTTTCATTTTAACTCCTCCTTCCTTCTTCTCCAGCCTTCTTTCGTCGCCCTCGCTCTTCTCTTTAAAAAATCATTGTCGGATAGATACTTTTCTGCAAATATCTTTTGCCTTCTTTTAATAAACTCGGAGCGCTCTCCGAGACCCACCCTCTCCCAATAAATCTTGAATCCTGATTCCTTTGGAGCTCCAATCCTTTTTTGGATCTCGGACCTCTTTCTTCTCCACTCAATATTTCTCTCTGCATTGTCAATGGCGTTCTGCTTCGAGGTTCCAAGATATAAATGATCAGGATTGATGCACCATTTATTATCACAAGTATGAAGAACAAGCCCTTCCTTTTTCGAGTTCGGGCGTCTTGGAATTTTTTCAACATTAAGAGAAAAACTTAGCCTGTGCGCGCTCCATCTTTCTCCATTAAATATGATTCGAACATAATCGTCCTTCTGATAAGTCTCCGTTTTAGGAGCATAGCGATGTTTCCCCTTGCATCTTGCAATACAAGATCCCACTTGGATAAACGGAGCTGGAAATTTCACTTTCCACGCTCCCGATCGACTTCCGCCGCCGCATTCTCATCATCGAGTTCGCGTAGCATCATCGCATAAACGGCGAGGTCGTCCAACGAATCGCGATGTCCGCCCCGGTCAAAGTTTTCGGCGTAGCGCGTCAGCTTCGAGACCATCTGCACAAAAATTCCGAAACGATTGAACTCGTTCGAAAAGGCGAGCTCCGCATTGTTCGGAAAAAGCAATGCCATGATTTCGCCGAAGCGCTTGTAGTTGTCGCCGTAAAGTTTGTTGCGCTCTTCATAGATCCCTGCTGCATCTCGCAGCAGTTGCGGTACGGTTTTCATCAATAGCTCCTTGTGGGGTCTTTGTTGTTCAGAGGTTGGCAAAATCTTCCTTGGGGCAAAACCAGTCATCTTTTACGATGTGCCCGATTGCCCGAATTAACCCGTTCTCGATCTTTACGCGGATCGTCTTTCCCGGCATGGCGTGCCAGTCAGTAACGCCAGCAATTTCCATGCAGCGAAAGATGTGGTGCCCGGCGAAAGACTCAATTTTGTGATGGCTGAACGACTTGGGGCAATACAGCACGTAGCCACCAAAGCCCTGCCCACTGCCGCCATAGTTCAGCATCAGCCAAGCGTCTAGGATCCCACGGTCCCCGCACGTGATGGTCGCCTTTTCGATAACGGCGTTTTTAATCTCAACGTCTCGGCGCATATCGTCCATTGTGGGGCCTTATTTGTTGGTACGGAGGTTTTCGGGCTTGTGGATGAAAAGACGCCCATTGTCGTCCTCGACAACGACACGGACACCGCCCCCGCGCCTTTTTGTAAAGACGGCAGTCAAAGCGCCGACATATTCGTAATCCTCGCCAAAGACTTTGACGGCGTTCCCGACATTTGAGAGCGCTTCGTTAGCGTCCATTCTTGGCTTGCTGCGGTCGTTCATATTTCTGGCCTTCTAAGTTGGCTGCCGGTCTCTCCCGACTGTCACGCCCAAAGTGTTGCGCTGTTGCTCGATCTGTAGAAGACCTCACGCTGAGGATAGGACGTGTTCTCGCTGCCATCAGGCTCGCTGTCATCGAAAATCTCCCGCATAATCCAGTCAACGAATTTCGCGATTTCTATGACGGGCCTTTCTTGACTATTGCCTTGCGTTGATGATTCCGAATCTATGATCATTCTCTCCCTGCGAATCAATAGCTCCCTGTGCATGGTTGAAGGACAGTGAACCCATAGTTCCGAAGCGCCTCGACAACCGAGTCCCTGTCTTCAACAACGAACCAAACGGTCTCGAGCGCAGCATCCTTGCTTTTGAAATGCTTTTCGATGGCTGCGATCTTCATGTCATGATCAACGCTGAAATCATTGTCCGGACGCATGAGAAGTTTGTCGTACATTCCTGCGAGCCCGGCCTGCTCGAGCCACTGAACTGTCAGGTGTCGGAACCGCTCGTTGCGACCTGTCAGCAAAATCGTGGTGCAACGGACGGCCATCCATCGCATGAGATCCGCGATTGGCGCGATGACGGGATCTTCGAGGCATTTCTCATGAAACGCATCCCATTGGCGCGTCTGTGCCAAGGGCTGGCGGTGCGTCGCATCGGAGAGCGTCCCGTCAATGTCGAAGATGACAGTGCGGTCTTTCATTCGTCCGCCTCCGCGAGCGGAAGAACGCCGAGCGTCTCGAGCGTCTGGTTACGAATCAGCGGCTCTGCGTCCCATACAAAATTCTCGAAATCCGGTGCGGAAGAAACATGACCCTTCGATGATTGAGCGAGCATGACGTTCGCCTCAGCGCCCTTGAATGAGAAAGTTAAGATTGGTCTGCGCCTCGAGGCGAACCAACCCATCTCGAAAGACGTTCCGGTGTCCTTGAAGTCAATGTTCGCGAAGCAACAAGCTGAGTTGCTCATCGCGTATATATTACCGTCGTAGATTTCCTTGCAGAGCTCCGGCGTCGGCTTTTCCGTCATGTCTGAAATGATCGGTGAAAAGTCTCTTGGATCTGCGACAACGATTCGGCGCTGCGTCAGCAGCCGCTTCGCTCTGTCCATGATAGACTTTTGCTCTTCGGTGAAAAACGGTCCTGCGAGATAAACATCGTAAATAAATTCACGCAACATTGTCGATCTCCTCCATCCAGAAGTTCTTGTTGGGGCGGTTTTCAGCGTAGTCATATGCTGCGATGGCATGCAATGGCTTCATCCGTTCGCCATGCAACCGGGCCGCAACGGGGCAGGGCGGCGAAGGATCTTTGTCCGCCTTGCGCAGGTCATTGTCTCTCTTGAACCGGCATTGGCCGTCGTAACAAGGGAGCGCTTGGTCCGTCGCGATGAACGTGGAAAGCTGGCCAATGATCGGCTTCCACAAATCCGTCTGCGCAATCCAGCAACTGCGCTTGCGAACAAGCTGAATGGCGAAATCCTCATGCATAACTGCTTGCAAATCAACGAGCGCCGTCATGTCGGCCGTCATATATTCTGGAGCGAGGTAGTCCGCGAAATTGTCGGCAATCATGATCGCCCGGTGACGGATGAATTGCGCCCTGAGTCCAAGAGGGACCTTGCTGGTGATGCCGATGAAAGCGCCGAGCCGCGCATTGTCTTGCGAAGATGGACGCGGCAACAATTCCCCGACAGAATACGCGCCGTCACGAACCAAATCATCAATCCATGACGCGAGGACCGGCAGCGCCTCCTCAAGCGCCGTCAGGCAGCGCTTGCAGAAAACGTACAAAACCACGTTCCTCGTCCGCTCTGCCCAGATCGAGAATCGCACAAAGTCACGCACCGACATTTGAAAACTGAACGTGGTCATGTAGGCCAGCGGCAACAGACGGCGGAAGTCGTCCTGATGATGCGATTTCATTTCGTGCATCATCCTTCCGTGCTTGATCTGCAATTCAAAAAATTGGTCTTCTGTGACAGTGTGGGCGACCTTCCAATGCGTGAGGTCGTCGACGCGGCTTGAGCGCGCCCAAACGACATGATTGCGCATGGAGCAAATGACTTCACGGACCAGCACCGGCGCAGTGACGGCGAACTGCAATTGCAAAAACTCATTGACCGGAACGTCCATCTTGAGGATGTTCTCGATTTTCGGATCGAAATCCGCAGGCCGGGAAACCTCCCATGCCTTTTTGATCTGGGTGATGGAACCGTACCATTCCAGTTGGGCCGTGACGGGAGCGCGTTCGATTTGCATTTTCATTTCCTTACATGAAGAAACAGTTCATCAGCGTCTGTTGGAGCATGCTTGTTCAGGATCATTCGAACCATCGTCTTGAGTTCTTCGATCTCGTCTGCAAAAACAAAAGAGTAATCCTCACGTTCGATTGATTCAATGTAGCCAAGCGTTTCGAGGCAAACCCGGAGAAAGCTCCGGTTGTTCAGCATCTCAACCTCAACCCAGTTTTTGTACACGACGGCGGCAATGTCAGAGAGCTTCAGGATCTCCCCTTCGAGGCCGACCTTTGCATTGAACCAAGCGGGGGAAAGGTTCGTTCCGAGCCAGTCAGAAATTTTGCCGACGACGATCTCTTCCGCTCTCGCAACAGAGCTCCGGATCTGCGGCGTCAGGTATTTTGTGCTGCGGGGCATGTCCCCAAGCACGGATTCGTCGATGTCGTGCGCCATGACAGCGGTCATGAGCGCAGCGTAGTCAACCTTGATGCCAGCGGCCTCTGCCTTCTTGGCCAGCAGCGTTGCGTAAAATGTGCAAAAGCCGATGTGCTCAAGCACGTTCTCGGGCTTCTGCATGAAGTCACGAGAAAACCGTTGCACCGAAGAAAGCTGAAAGGCGATGGTGAACCGCTTGGCAAGGAAGCTCATGTTTTCACCTTTGGGAATTTGATCTTTGCGGTCCGCCCGGCGTAAAGGCCCAGCACCTCCAGCGGCACTTCTTCGCCCTTGCGCAGGCGCTCTTTCACATGAGCGATGAGCGTTTGCGGATGAACACCCATCTTTGCGGCTGAATCATAACCCCGCTCGTGCAATTCCGCAGCGAGGCTCATGGCTTCATTGTGCTGAGACTTTTCGAAGGCGAGCGTCAATTCCGTCTTGATGAGGCCCGCAGCGTCATGATCCTCGAGCCATGAAATAGCGGCTTCACGCTTATCAAAGTCTTTCGGCAGCGATCCGGAAACAAAATCCTCGATCTTGATCGTCACGCCGTCATCCGTTTTCAACTCGCTCATGCCGCATTCGGCCATGAGGTCCGGGAGCTCAATCATCTTGAGCTTGTTCAGCTGCTTCTTGATTTCAGCGAGGTTTTCCTCAAGCTCTTCGACGAGACGCTCTTGTGCAATCACTTCCGAAGCCATGGCGCGCATGCGCTGCATGGTGTCGCCGGTCTGCTCTTGCTCGATATCGAAACCAAAATCCTCAGTCATCTTCATTTCCTCGAAAAAGGGCGAAAAAAGAGGAGGCATTGCGCCTCCTCTCAGTTGACGTCACATCGCTGCGTCGTCATGCATTGCGGCGCTGCCTTCTTCGCGATCAAGGTCACCACGGAGCTCGCCACGCTTGATCGAGTCACGGAAGTCCATCGCCTCTTTGTACAAGTTTTGCCAGCCGTCGCCGAGCTCCTGCAGCTTCGCGCCGCGCTCGATCTTCCAACCCGCCCACGAGCCTTCCGCGTTGCTCTCGTCAACAACGGAAATGTTGTAGGTCCGGTAGAACAACGGCGGCGTGAACGTCGAACCGTCCGGGCGCGCAACCTTTTCGCTCGTCGCCAGCGTCAACCAGCGCCGGGCCTTTTTCAGCTGCGTGCTTGACATCGGGAGAAACGAGCGCCGTCCACCGGCTGAAATGTTCAGCCCGAAAAACTGCGCGGTCTCGGCGATGTAGTTCCCCGAAGGCAAATGCGCCCGGTTCTTTTCGTCCATCGTGCACTGCTCAAGGATGTCAGCGCTGTCATGGATCTTGACCAGTCCCTTGCCCGAAGAACGCGGTGCCCACTCGAGATATTGCTTCACGTAGTGAACGGGGAGAAACACGAGCGGCGGCTCGAAAATCTCGCCGGTGCCAACGTCGCAAATGTCGCCGACCTGCGCACCTTGGATGTATTCAGGCTTCTTGGCTTGCACTTGCGGGCTCAACGCCTGCAAAATGGTGAGCCGGGGGATGATGAGGTCGTTCGACTTGACGTTCTCAAGGCCGTCTCCGGCTTGAGAGAAGAACATGTCGTCATTCGCGGTGGTTGGGAGGGCGCTCTTTGAAGTGACCGGAGCGAGGGTCTGCGTATCAGATTTTGCCATTTTTGACTCCTGTGGGCTTAAGCAAATCGCTTTGTTTTGCCACGGGCTGAGACTGCGCCGGTTTTTTATAAAAAGCACCTTGTTTTTTGGATTTTTGGGAACTTTTTTCAGGGGGCGGACGTTTGGTGTGATAAGTGCTTGTTCTGAAAAGGAAACTAGACCTCGGCAGGTCGACGTTTTTTGTTTTCTTTTTGGAAAAGATCAGGCATAATGCGTTTGTTGAATGTAAATGGAGATGAAAATGACCCTTGCAGCCCGCACTCCTCGCCTTCCCCGGATCAACGTGCCGGATCATGTTGAAAACGATCAGGCTTACATTGCCGCCGCTCAGGCACGCATCGCTGCGAATGCTCTGCGTGGAAGGGAAAAACGCTGGCTCGCCTCTTCCCCAAATGCGCAAAAGTGCAAGGACTTTTTGCTCGAGGTGGGCGAGTTCGCGGGTCGTTGGGTGGACGAAGACAAGTTCGTCCATCATCCGCTCGTCAAGGCGTCGTACGGCGTGTTTCATGCCAAAATGCGGGAGTCCCTGAACGAATGGGGCTCGCTGACGCCCGGCCAAGAAAAAGCCGTTCTCGATATGATCGAGCGCGCTGCCAAGCGGATTGAAGAGCGCAAGGAAAAGTTCGCCGCAGAGGCCGCGCGCTCAGTTCACGTCGGGACCGTTGGCGAGCGCCGGGATTTCGAACTGACGATCAAATTCGTCGTAAGCTTCGATACGCAATTCGGAACGACCCACGTGAACGGCTGCACCGACCCGGATGGCAACACGATTATTTATAAGGGCTCGAACGTGCTCGGCGAGAAGGGCGAAGTCGTCCGCGTGAAAGCGACCATCAAAGACCACGCTGTCCGCGAGGGCGTCAAGCAAACCTTGATCTCTCGCCCCAAGGAACTTTCACCCAAGAACTGAGGGGCTCCGGCCCCTCTCCCTTCCTCTCAACGGAGACCAACTCAAATGACTCCAATCTACAAACTGAACATCAAATTCAAGTCCGGGCAAGACAGCGCCCTCGCGCCGCTGGACATCTGGACGAGCCGCACGCTGTTTTTCCCTTCGCTCGAGGAAACGGCCAAAGCTGAAGTCTCGCTCAAGGCGCTCGGCGTCAACGTGCTGGGCCACAGCATCGAGCACTTGATCACGTCCAAAGATGCTGTTGAATACATCACCGAAATCATGATGGAGGAAGGCAAGTGACCCGGATCAATTGCGTCCCTGTTGAGGAGCTCCACACCAAGCACCTCATCGCTGAATACCACGAGCTCCCTCGCGTCTTCGCTTATGTCCGCAAGGCGCTGGAGCGCGGCGAGGACCCGGCAAAGGTTCCGGGCATCCCGGCGGCCTACACGCTCGGCACCGGCCACATCAAGTTCTTTTACCCCCGGCTGCGCTACCTCACGGAGCGCTACGCCGACCTCGTCGTGGAAATGATCGCCCGCAAGAAGATGGTCAATTTCCCGGATTTGAAGGGTTTGACGGAAGGCCTGCCGCCCCACCTGTTCAAAAGCTGGAAACCGACCAAGGCCGACCAAGCGCTGAACCGCGCCCGGCTGGAACAGCGGCTGGCGGAAATCATGGCCAAGCCCAAGCGCCCGGTGCCCTCCCACAAGGACTGATGAAAAATAATTCATCAAGGTGCATCTTTTTTGTTTTCTTTTCTGAAAATCTCAGGCAGAAAGAAAACACGGTTGATGTAAATGGAGATGGAAATGACTGACCTGCTGAACACCTCGCTCGCTGACCGCTACGCTTCGCTCAAGGCCCGCGTCGAAGAGCTCGAAATCGAGATGAAGCGCCTCCGTGAGGAAATCCTCGCGACCGGGCAGGAGATCGTCGAGGGCGACCGCTGCATCGTGCTCGTCAAGCTTTCCGACCGCACGACCGTTGACTGGAAGGCGGCAGCTGCCGCTCACCTCGCCGAGGACGTGCGCAAGCAGTGCGAAATCGCTTTCGCCAAGGTGACCAAGAACATCGCCACTCTGGCGATCAAGCCGAAGCTCTAATCAGAAAACCCGCCGGTCAACGGCGGCACCCCCTCATACAAGGAGAAACTCAGATGAAAACCTACGCTTACGACCTCGTCAAGAACACCATCAAGATCTACCCGACCCGCAAGGACGCAACCTCCTCCGGCAACGGCATGATCTTCGCGTCCGACGCTGAGGAGCTCGCCACCTCCCGGTTCACCAACGCCGAAATGGTCCACCTCTACAACCATTTCACTCCCGCCGCGCCGATCAAGAAGTTCGCCGATCGGGCCACGGCAGCGAAGCGCCTCATCGCCCTCGCTGAAGCGCATGGCAAAGCGGTTGACGTGGCGCTTTACGCCGACGAGGTCGCGGCTCCCGCGCCGCAGGCCAAGGCCCCGAAGAAGGCAAAGGCCGCCGCCAAGCAGGCCGCGCCGGAAGGCACCAAGCGCGGGCGCGTGTCTGAGTTCTCCGGCAAGACCATCAAGTCCAAGGTGCCGGAGAATCCCCGTCGCGAAGGCACGCAAGGTTTCGAGTCATTCAAGATCGTGCTTGCGAATCCCGGCATAACCTACGAAGATTACCTCGCCGCCGGGGGCCGTCGTCAGGACCTCGCATGGGACCTCGACCACGATTGGGTTGTTGTCAGCTGAGGTTTGTTGCTCTTTGGGGAGGGCCGACGCTCTCCCCAAACGGAAGCAAATCCGCTTCATTCATGGAGATGCAATCATGGCGCATGAAGTTGAAACGATGGCTTATGCCGGGCAGGTTCCGTGGCACGGACTTGGCCAGCCGATTCATGCCAATTCGACGGTCGATGAAATGCTCGTCGCCGCCGGGCTGGATTGGGAGGTCTCGCTGCGGCCGATCTACGCTCAGGCCAAAGACGGCTCGATGATCAAAATGCCGATCAAGCGCGCCCTCATGCGCGACACCGACAACAAGATTTTCTCAGTGACGGGCGATTTCTGGAAGCCGTTTCAGAACCGCGAGGCGCTGGAGTTCTTCCGGGACTACACCGAGTCCGGCGGTGCGAGCCTTGAGACGGCAGGGTCGCTGCGGGGCGGGCGCATCGTGTGGGCGCTGGCGTCCATCAACGCCGGGTTCACTTTGCGCCATGGCGACACGACCAAGGGCTACATCCTTTTGACCTCGCCCCATGAGGTTGGCAAGCGCATCACGGTTCACACCACCTCTGTTCGCGTCGTCTGCGCAAACACAATGCGCATGGCCACCAACGAATCGGAGCCGCAGTACGGACAATCGCACATGCGCAAGTTCGATGTCGCCGCAGCCAAGGAGACCATCGGCCTCGCCCGTGAGCAAATGCACCAAGCGCACCTCGACGCAAAGGCGCTCGACCAGCTGAAGATGAGCCCCTACGACACGGTGCGGTTCCTTGCGCAGTTTTTCCAGCCGATGCCGGAGGGCGTCAAGGAGGAAGCGTTTGTCAACGGCCTGCTCGACGCACCCAACACCCAAGACAAGAAGCTGGCCATGGTTCTCCAGTCCATGGAAAAAGCGCCCGGCGCTGTCCCCGGCACAGCTTGGGGTGTGCTGAATGGCGTCACCCATTGGGCAGACCATGTCGCCGGTTCGCAGCCTGAAGCGCGGCTTTTCAACGCATGGTTGGGAGAGCGCTCCAAACTGAAGCTCAAGGTCCGGGATGCGCTCCTTGAAATGGTCTAGCTTGAACGGCTAGAATGTCGCCCCGGAACGGCCAAGGTAGAGGTCGTTTCGGGGTTTTCCGTTTGAAAACAGTCGAAGGTAAAAAGTTCCGTTTCCACAATTTTCCCTTGTTCCCCCGTTGGGATAGAAACTCTAGAAAGAAATAAATTTATAGTAACCGTGGGAACTGTGGAAAATTTCCGAAACGGAACTCTGGCCCGATCACTGAAAAGAAAGGGAAACCCTAAAAATGGACGCAAAAATCGACGGAAATCGGGTGAAAACGACGGGATCCTACGATCCTCGCATCCTGAAAGCGCTGAACCGGCTTGAAGGCATGAAGCGGTGGGGCGCGAACCGGAGTTTCAGTTTCGAAAACACCCCCTACAACCTCGAGGTCTGGCGTTCCGTTTTTCCCGATGCGCGGCTGGAGGGAGCTCCGCCTGCCGAGGGGGCGATCGCCGGGCTTCCAGCGGCCACAGAGGCGATCTTTGACCTTCCGAGCTCCCGACCTGCCTTCGAGTTCAAAACGCCGCCCAGAGCCCACCAGAAGGCCGCGCTGGCAAAACTGGGTCCGAAGGCTTATGGGGCACTTTTCATGGAGGTGGGAACCGGCAAAAGCTGGACCGCAATCGCGTTGGCCGGGCAGCGCTGGTGCGCCGGGCAGATTGACCGGCTGCTGGTGGTGGCCAAAAACGGGGTTCATCAGCAATGGGCGCGGGAGCAGATCCCGGCGCATATGGGCCGTGCGGTCAAGTTCAAGGCGCATGTGTTCGGACGGACCAAGGCGGCGGACCGTGAGTTCGATGAATTGCTCAATTTCGACGGATTGCAGATTTTTCTCATCAACACGGAAGCCATCGCCACGCCGCGTGCAGAGGAGAAGATTCTCCGGTTCCTCGCCGGAGGGCGGACGTTCATGGCTGTCGATGAATCGCAGGACATCAAGACTCCGGCGGCGGCGCGGACCAAGGCGGCATTGCGTTATGCCAAATTGGCCAAGCATAGGCTGATTATGACAGGGACCCCGATCTCGAAAAACCTGCTCGATTTGTTTTCGCAGTTTCAGTTTTTGCATGAAGGAATCGTAGGCCATCGTTACATCACGACGTTCAAAAATCGTTATTGCGAATTCAAGCAGACGGACTATGGCGAAGTCATCACGGGCCACAAAAACGAGGACGAGCTCTTCAGCAAGATCGATCCCTACGTCTTCCGCATCACGACGGCTGAAGCCTACGACCTACCGCCGAAGCACTATGTCGAGCGCCCGTTCATCCTCGACGCAGATCAAATCGCCGTCATGGAAGAGCTCAAGAAAAACTTCTTTGCTGAGTTTCAGGACAATGAAACGCTGTTCGTGAAAAACGCTGCGAGTTTGCTCGTTCGATTGCAGCAAGTCAGCTGTGGGTTTTTGCCGAAAGAGGACGGCACCGTCCGCGAATTCAAGAACCCGCGCAAAGAGGCGCTGCGCTCCGTCATTGAACAGCGCTCCGGCAAGATCATAATATGGTGTCGGTTTCATCAGGACATCGAGGGCCTATCAAAAGAATACGGAAGCCGGGCGCTGAAATATTATGGTCAGACGCCGCAGGCCGATCGTCCTGCGATCATTGAACAATTCATGAATGGGAAGTCAGGCAAGGACCTGCTGTTCGCCAGTGCGGGCGCTGCCGGCACAGGGCTCAATTTGCAAGGGTTGTGCCAGACAAACATCTATTATTCCAACTCGTTCAACGCCCTTGAGCGTTGGCAATCGGAAGGCCGCACATGGCGCGACGGGACGACGCATTCCGTGACGTATTTCGATCTTGTGGCGCGCAACTCTCCGGACCGGAAAATTCTGGCCAATCTCAAGAGCAAAAAGTCCGTTTCGGATTTGATGCTTGACGATCTGCGCAAACTTTTTGAATTAGAGGAGAACTGAAAAAACAATTTTCTTTTCAGCGCGGGCTGGGGCATAAAAGGAAAACATAGAGGAGCGCGTGAAGGACATGAGTGATGATCTTGTGAAGCGGCTGCGGGAAAGCACCGATTGGTGGCACAGCCAGTGTTCTATTAAAATGGAAGCCGCCGCCCGCATTGAGGCATTGGAAGCTTGTTTGGCTAAGGCGAGGGAGGGGCTGGAAGAAATAATCACTGTCAGTTCTGAATACTTCGTTCCGAATGACAGTGCGTCACTTGCTTACAAAGAATGCGCTGACATCGCCCGTTCCACTCTCACCGCCATCACTGGAGATAATTCGCAACCATGAAACTTGCACCAAAAGAGCGCGCCCTTGCTGCTGCCATGGCGCAAGCAGGCGAATCAATCACGCTCGACGAGCTTTTGTTCGCATTGCCTGAAAAGTATCAAGGCAAGAGACACATGCGCCGCTCTGCAGTTGTCTCAATGCTAAGAATAAGAAACAAGCTTCTTGCAGAAGCAGGATTGCGTCTTGAGCGATCGACGAAATTGGGGCGCGGCAATCGTGCTGTCTTTGATTTGACCCCGGAAATCTGTCAATTTTTAAAAAATCAGCTTTCTTTTTCTCCAAACACGGGCGACAATCCTCCCGTAAATGAAAATGGAGATACAAATGAAACGATTCGCGACCCCCTCTAAATCCACAATCGTTAGAGACGAGTTTCGGAAGCTGCCTGTAGGCGCGGAATTCGAAGCAAATTATTTTGCGCAAATTTGCGGCATTTCGCAACAAAATGCTTCGTCTGCAATTTGGTATCTTCGCGAAAAAGGAGCAGTGAAAATAATTAATCGCTCTCATCGCCCGTTTCGTTTCGTAAAAATATGCAATGATGACATCAAAGACCAAGGGACGCATTCGAAAAGCGAAAAAGTCATTATTCGCCGCAAGTCGAATGTAATTCGTATGAGTCCTCCCGTTGGATTTCAATCGACCGAAGCCGCAGACCTGAAGGCATCGAACGACCTCCTGCGCGCGCAGCTGAAATCAAAAATGGAAGATATCCTGACCACCCTCGCTGAAGTTGATGAAATTCTGGACAACATGAAATGAAACGATTCAGGAAAATTTACGCTCAAAACCCCAGCTTCCGCATTCCCTCGGACCCGCTCGAGAAAATGTGCGAAGAGCTCGTGTTCGTTTGCGATGCGCCGATGTTCGATGAATATTCGTCGCCTGACTTCCGCACGCGATTTGAGCACAAAATCGAATCAAAAATGTCGGACTTTGATCCGCGCCAAGACGCCATTGCGTTTTATGGCGACAGCGCCATTCTCGCGATGATGGTCGTTTACGTCATTATGAGGAACGACACGTTCGTGCTTTTACGATACTCGAACAAGAAAGAGGAATACGTCGATCGCCTTATTTCTGAGAACTGGTTCGACAAAGAGCCCCTCGATGTTTGACAGCCAGATCGAGGAGATATTGAGAGAAATGCGCGAAACGCGCTCTGCAAACATGCCCGTCAACGTCAGCAAAGGTTTCGTTTTTGTTCTCGAACTTTTCTCTATGTTTGCAAAAGAGCTCGACACAGAAGAACAAGAAGTCGAGGCATTGTTCCTTGGCTTCCTTGCGTTCCACCTCGTCATGAAAAACGAGGAAACAAGAATTGCTGAAGTCCTTGAGAGGATGAAGCAATGGACCGGCGGCCACAAAGGCCGTCCTTTTATGAACTGAAGGGTAACTCAAATGGAACAGCACGAAAAAGACGCTATCGAAGCCGTCGCAATCAATGCAATTAACCGTCGTCTCGCTGCCGTCAACCGGACGAATTGGGGCATTGTCGATGTCTCGGCAAAGCATGTTATTGTCCATGCTCTTGAGCAGGTCGTTAATGACAAGGTCGCCCCGGCTTATGCTGAAATGTCGCAGGTCACAGCGCCGGAGCAAAATGTCGTGGAGGCATTGGAGGAATCTCTCCGGGTCTTCAATCGAGAGAGGGCCGAGACTTGAATTGGGCGCTTGAACGGGTTTTAATCATCGTTCCAGCGACGATGATTCTTCTGTTCTTATGCATGTGGTTTTTCGTCGCCTGCGATAAATGGTGGAAAGGTAAAGAATGAGTCGATTTTTAGCAATTGCTGGGGCGGTCGCAGTTTCTGCGACCGTTTCCAGTGCATCGTGGGATGAGCCGCCGGGAGTTTATTTTGCGAAAGATCGTGGGCAAGCCCCAAGCTCTTTTGGAACGATCCCCAAAAACATCTCACGGAACAATCACATTCCGATCATTCTTGCAGAGGCCCGTCGGCAGGGAGTTCCTGACCGGCTGGCGCTGAAAGTATGTCACATTGAGAGCAGGTGCAACCTCTACGCCACTGGACCAAAAACAAAGCACGGGCGGCACTACGGCGCTTATCAAATCCGGCCATCGAGTGCTGCGCGGTTTGGTTATAAAGGCGGCTCCTTGCAAGGACTCCCCGGACTCAAATATGGGATGGCCCACCTAGCAGATTGCCTGAAGCGCGCAAACGGAAGTGAATCGCTCGCGGCACGATGCCACGTGGCGGGACCGGGCGCGATTGCAGGAAAGCGTCTCGCTCCTTGGGCAGAGCGCTACGCCAAAACCTACACGCGACAAGTCATGAATGCTCCTGCTCCTGCTTGGGCAGGAACGCTCGTCGCAATGAGATAAAAAGGCTCGTTCCATGCTCGATAGAAAAAACAAGATCCCCGTCGAACAGATCGAAGATTTTATCATTCGAGCATGGAACAGCGGGCTTTCGATGGGAGAAATTGCCATCGAACTCGGCACAACGCGCAATTCGATTTCAGGCAGAATATCGAGAATGCGCGAACGCGGCATATCTGTCTCTGTAAGGGCGCTGCCTCCTCAGAAGAAAAAAGGCAAAAAGGCAAATCCCGTTGTTCTGCCAAAGCGAGAAAAACCCCAAAAGCTCGCCTTCCTGTCCAAGCCCTCCGAAATTCCGGCGGTCAATGAAATTTTCGAAAAAGCAAAACGCAGGAAAGAGCGCGTCGCAATAATGGGACTGACAGATTCCTCCTGTCGCTTCATTGTCGAAGGCTCCGGAGCCGGGGCCATTTTCTGCGGCCGCAAAAAGTCAGGTAAAACTTATTGCGAAGATCATCACAAAATCTGCTATCAATCGCTGTCACAATATAAAAGGTCGATAAAATATATTTAGGCGTAGCTCTTGACGACAATTTTTCCGTTGCCGCCCGCGCCGGAGAAATAAACGTAAATTGCTGCTCCGCCGCCGCCGCCGGGTTGTGATCCGGCAGTGGCGTTCCCGCCACCGTTGTTTCCTGCGCCACCATTACCGCCGTAGGTTGATGTGCCGCCAAGATATGACCCGGTGCCAAGATTGAAAGCGCCGCCACCGCCAGCGCCTGCGTATGTTGCATTTGTCCCATTGGCGGAATAGGTGCTTCCCGCCCCATTTTCACTGCTCAACAATGTCCAAGGGCGGGAGACTGTCGGTGTATAGTTAGCGGCTGCAGAAGCGGTAACAAATTGCCCGCCGCCACCATATCCGCCTTTCGCCCATATAGCCCTGCCAAACCAAGAGAAACCGCCGGGGAGGCCAGCGCCACCATTACTTTGTACCCTCGCGCCGCCAGCGGCTACGAGCAATTCTTCGGTTGCATCCATATCGGCCATGCTTGCTTGGTAACTAACGTACGCCCCTCCCTGTCCACCTTGGGAGGAAGTTTGGCCATTGTACGCCATGCCGCCAGAGCCGCCTCCGGCCCAAATTTCAATGATTGCATAGGATGCGTTGCCGGGTTTTATCCATGTTCCCGAGCCTGCCGAAGTAAATTCTTGCGTATTGACAAGCGTGCCGGGCGAAGCCTGAATTGCTCCTATGCCGCAAAGCAGATTATATATGGACATTAGGTCAGGCCCCCGCCCGTTATAACGTAAGTGTCCGTCCCAACGCATAAGATCGTCGCAAGACCGTATTGAGCAAGAGTTCGGTTGCCCGTAGATGCTGTTCCAACCTGCCTGAGAGTTACGCCAGAGCCCTGCGTGATTGTCTGGTTGCTGCCGCTGTTGTTGTAGATTGTGACATTCTGGCCAGTGGTGAACGTGCCGGTATTGATCGTAACGCCGCCTGTCGTAATGCTGATGAATTTACCAGCATCCGATGAAAGAAGAACATAGGCGGTTGTCTTTGCATTGGCGGGGATGGTTCTAACATTGCCGATTGAATCCGCAATTGTGCTTGAACCAGTTATTGTTCCACCTACCGTGGCGGCGTTTGTTACCGCGAGAGCATCAATCGTGGTTGTGGTCCCGTCGAAGGTCATTTTCGAGGAACCAGCAAGCGCCCCTGAATTGTTATATTGAAGTTGAGTGTTTGATCCGCCGGGAGATGCGCGATCATCTGCGAGGGCGACATTCGTTCCATCCGAATAGATGGCCGTGCGAACTCCTTGCCGACAGACTACTGATGTTCCGCCGCCCGAAACCGGAGCAATTGTAACGGTGAAATTGCCCGTTGTATTATTGTAAACGATCCATTGACCTCCGACAATGCCCGTTGCGCCAGAATTAGCTGGAAGAGTGTAAGTGGCGTTGCCTGTCATCGCGCCTGTAACATTAATAATCAGGTTCTTTGCGTTTGCGGTTGTGATCGCAACCGTTCCCACAGAGCCTGTCGCATTCAAAGACAAAACGCCGCCGAATGCAGCATCAATTATGTCCCAGTCCGTGTTGACGGGACCGGACCATCCCGTTGGGTTGGCGGCGTAGTCATTGTACGCAGGCTTCTCGATGTATTTATTTGAAGTGTAGGACGAAGCCATGACGTTCTCCTCAGATGTGGTCGTTGGCGACTTTTAGCGCCTTTGCGATTGCATTGTCGTCTTGTGAAAGCAGACTTTCGGTCTGCTTGCCGTGGCTTTTCCTTGCTTGTTCAAAAAGCCGGATAAGTTTGTCTGCCTCGGCGTGATGGTCAATCGAAACTTTCCCGCCAGTTGCACGCGCCCTGCGCGGATCTTCAGGGGTCGTGCGCTGCCGTTCTTCAAAGGCCCGCCCAACTTCGGGCAGCGCCTTTTCAATTTCGGGAGCGCTCGCTGCTCCCAATGGAACGCCGGTCCGGATGCTCGGAACTGCGCGCTCGCGCGGCACTTCACGCGGCGGCTTGTTGGCCAAGCGCCTCGCGACGAAATCGCTGCCCCGGTAGCCTCGCGCCGTACCGACGCCTAGGCCGATGCCGCCGACGAGCCCAGCGAGGGCCGGATGGGCCATCGAAAGCGCATAACTCGCGCCGCTCGCAACAACCGGAACCGCTGTCATCAGCGCGTTCGTAACCTGATTGATTTTGTACCGAGTCTCGTCAGGCGACGTTTTTGAGGCTTGGCGCATCACTTCAGCGTAGCGCGCGAGCCCTTCTCTTTCCTGCGAGGACAGCACTCGCCGGGAGAAGTCGGAAGCATTGCCTTTCAGAAAAGCATCCATCTTTTTTGCAGCTGCAGCGAATCCTTTTTGGGAAGCTTCTGTCGGCGTCATTATCTCTTGGATATAAGAACGTTTGATGTTCTCGAGCTCTGGGCTATTCGGCCCCAATGCTCGCCGCAGCTGAAAATAGGTCTTCAGTGCGTTTTGCTTCATCGCGGCGTCACCTGACCCCGCAAATGAGAACATCATCTTTGCAACATCGTCCGGTCCCTTGTTTTGCTCAACGATCGCTTTCAGCAGCGACCCGGCCTCTTCACCGGATTTCTTCACTCCAAACTTGTTCTGATATTCGCTGAAAAGCTTACGTGCGGTTTTCCATTCCTGCAACACTTTGGGGTCGCCTTTGAATGCGCCGGAGGAGATTGCTGATTCAATGTAGTCGTCGTAGCTCTCGATGAGTTTTCTGACCGCCGCTCGATCTGTCGGTGTTTGCGCTTTCGAAAATGCCTCGTTCAGTCCTTTGCGAGCCTCTTCGACCGCACGGAAATTGCGATGCATGATCCTGACGCCGTTTCCGGCCTCAAGGAATGTTCCGAGGTCTGCGTTCAATTTCTCAGCAGCTTTTGTCGCAACTTCGTTGTTCCGGAAAGCTAAAAGATTTGCATTTGGCGTCCAAGATTGGAGGATTTTGTCCCCAACATTCTCGAGCGTCTCGCGCGAAAAAGAGCCCGGCGTCTGTCCCGCACGAGCGTAGGCCGCATCGACTGTTGCCTTCAGGCCCTTTGCGTTGCTCTCGGCCTTGTTCACAGCGGAATAAATTGCGTCGCGCAGAGGCGGCTGCTGTCCTCCGACGAACCGCTCTGCTGCGCCTGCCGCCTGAGCGACCTGCGGCCCGTAGTCTCCGAATTTCTGTTCTGCAGCAAGCTGGCGCATGTCGTTTTCGACCATGCCGCGCTTGGGCTCAATTTCGAATTCACGGAACCGCGCTTCTTTTGCTGCGGCAGGTGTCAGGCCTCGGCGCTCAAAAACTTCGCGCAGCTGCGGGCTCAAGGTGTTGATGTCGTCCGCTGACAAACCTGCCTGCGCCGCGATCTTCCGTGCTTCCGGCGTCAACGACCCAGACGCATCGACGACGGGCCTCCCTCCGACGAAAAGCCGCGTCAGGCCGCTCGCTGCTTTTTCAAGAATTGGTGCAGCAACTGCGCCGCCGAGTGCGCCGACCCCCGCGCCCTTGATTGCGTCGATTAGGCTTCCTTCCGCCGCACCGCCTGCCACCGTTCCATAAACTGCACCCGTCAGTGCGCCGCTGACCGCCGGAGACCTTGTCGGGGCAATCGCAGGGAGCGCCTTTGCTCCGCCAACGATTCCGGCGAGCGTTCCCGCCGCGCCGTAACCCGGCTGCAACTCTGCTGCCGCTGTCTGCTTAGTGTCAAATTGTTTTTTGATATCTGTGATCGAAGGCTCGCGAAAAGCTTCGTAGCCCGGAACGCCCATTGTCCCGGCTGCTTTGCCCATTGTCGCAGGGAGCCAATTGAACGTGTTCAGCGTCCCTGAGCCCAACGTATTCATCCCAGCGGCCAGCGCCTTTTGCGTCGTTGGGTCAACGCCGGGGAGCTCCGCTTCATTCCGCCGCCGTTCTGCTTCTTGCTTAATAATTGCGCGCTGCGAATTTTCTTCCAGCGTCGGAAGCATGCGCTGTTCGAGGTATTCGCCCATGCGCCTCGGCGTCAGCGACTTCATTGCCCTCGCGGCAGGCTGCATCGCACCTGTGGCAATTGCGACAGCAGACTGCCCCGCCGTTGGTGGAGCATTTCCGGAGGTCTCGTTGTAGCTCTCAGGCTCTCCGAAGATGAGCGCGCCCTGCTTCGGGAGCGTGCCAAACGGAGACGGGCTCGGCGCAGGAGCCGTATTTGTTGCGGAATAGTCTTCCGGCTCTCCGAAAATCGCGTCGTTCATTGCACCCTCATCAGATTCGGGTTGAAGTAACGCAGGACCTTTTCTGCGTCTTTTCCGTAACGCTTGTAGAACGCTTCGCGAATTTGCGGATTTTCGATTTTCCCGTTGTTGCGAATCAGGTAAGGAAGCATGTATTCTTTCTTACCGTCGATGGTAATCGGAGTACGGTACAACTCGTCAAGATATTTTTTGTCTTTCTCGAGCGCTTCACGGCGGTCTTTGTCGTACTGCTGCGCAAGGCCGCGTCCCGTCCATTGCGATTGTGTATCGCTTAATCCGAACTTGTTCTCGACATACCTACGGTAAGCCGTCCCATAAGCTTCCCGGTCGAGCGGCTCCTGCCCTCCAACAAGCATCTCTGCAACGAGCTTTGCTGCGCCCGCCGGGGTGTTGACTTGGCCGGGGATCGAAAGCAGCGCGCCTTCAAGGGCTCCGAGCGAACGCTGATCTCCGCCTGCTGCGATCTTCGCTGCCATGACCTGACGGATCTTGTTAACCACTTCGGTGTTGGCAAGGTCCTGCGGCCGAGCGATCTTGTTCAGCGTGTCGTTATCAACGCCGAGCGTCGAAAGTGTGCTTCGCGCCCATTGAATTATTGGCGTCGCGACCTCTGACGAGAACCTGCCGCTTTGAACAGCCGAATTGTCACGCGGGATTTCTGCCAGCGCCTTCGCAAACGTCATGCGATCTCGCATTTGCTCGCGCGACATATTCGCTGCCGCAGACCAAGACTCGAACGGGGAATATTCTGATTTCGGAAGACCAGCGATCCCTGCGTCTTCTCGCATTGTCGCGTTTTCTTCCGCAAGCTTTCGGAGCTCCGGATTAAGCTGAATCGTCGCTCCCGTCGCCGCCGGATATTCAGACGGATCACGCGGAGCCGCCCCCGCCGGTTTTCCGGTCGCTGGATTGGTTCCAGCGCGGGCTGGAGCCGTTGCAGCCGTCCCGGCGGCAGTTCCTGCCCCGGCGGCGGAACCCGCTCCTACGGGCTCTGGAGGGTTGGGCCTGCGCTGCCCAAAGCCCGGCTCTGCACCCGGGCCGCCATAGGGCGCTGCCGGAGGTGTGACTGCCGTTTCCGGCGTTGTGGAATACGGACGGCCTTCGCGCCGCGCCCTCTGGAATTCGCCCTCGTCGATCCACACCGGAGTCCTGCCGCGATAAACCCGGCGCTGCGGGAACCCATCCGGACCCGGACGCCGCTCGCCGCCGCCAACTTCTGCGAGGATCTGCTGTTCCCTTGCGCGATCCGTCGCCATGTCCTGCTCGCGCTTCTCGAGGTTCGAGTAGGCCTGTGCGCCTGCACCCAAACCTTGTAGCGCCGCCCCGCCAAAATAGCGCGACGGAGAAGCCGCCATTGCGCCGAGGCCGGTCAGCAGCGGAATGATGAATTGCTTGCTTGTCAGGAAGTCTCCGTATCCTCCGAACTTTTCTCCGGTTCCCGTTTTCAACGGAAGGACGCGGTCCGGCTCCGGAAGCAAATCGGAAGCTCCGCGCTTCAAACGCTCGAGGATTGAAGGCTCTTCATTTTCTGGTGGTCCGCCATTTGCGTAACCGCCGCGCGGGACCAGCCCGCCATAAGCGCGCGGAACTGCATCCTCCGTTGCGCGATCGTAGTCCAGCGTCAGGAAGCCATTGCGCTCACCAACTGCGTCGGGCTTGCGCTGCGCAACTTCCTGCGCCATCAGCCCAAGCTGCGTGCGTCCGTCGCCCATGTCGTAGCGATAGATCTGCTGCCCGTCATAGGTCTCGCCAACCGGGGCGATGTTGTCTTTCAACCGGCGATCCGAGAACATCAACGGAATCGCTGCAAGAAATTCCATCGCGGCAGGAGCCGCTGCTGCGGCTGTGCTGCCAATGCTGTAAAGGCTGCTTCCGAGCTTCGCAGCATCCATGAGCTCTGAGCCGAGGCCCTTCGGTGCGCCCGGTGCCTGTCCGGGTTTTTGAAGCTGGCGAATCTCATCTTTGCCGTCGTCGAGAACATCTTGAAGAATCTCGTCCCCGCCGCCGTAGGGCATTCCACCGGAGGCGTAACCTCGACCAATCCGTCCGCCATTGGCTGCGAACGCTGTCGTCTCTTCCACAAGATCAGACACTTTCACAGGCGCAGAGCCGAGCCCTGCCGCAACGTCGGGAGTTTCGCGCGGCGCATTCATTCCGAGCGCAATTGCGCCAGACTCATTTATCACCTTTGGCCCAGTTGACGTCGGCGCAGAAGGCTTTCTTGAGAGGAATTGGCTTCCTTTGTCGTAGGCTTTCGAGCCCATGTCGAGCAGCCCAGCGATTTGCGAGCCCGTTTGCGCTGCCTCCGCCAGACCGGATGGGCGCTGCTGCGGCGCATTGCCTGCCGTCATCAGCTTTGGCACAGGCAAGGAGGCCTGCGGGACATAGCTCGGCTTGCCTTGCTGCTGTCCGCTGTACGGCGCACCTTGCCCTGCGTAGGGGCCAAGGAACTGCTGCTGCGCCGCGAGGATCGAGCGCAAATCTTCTGCTCCGACGAGCCCGCCGGGAGCGTACCCGCCACGCTCGTAAGCGCCGGGCCGATCAACGTACCCGCCTTCTGCATAGCGCGGAGCCGCAACGCCGGGATTGTAATTCCGCTGCGCTCGAGAAGATCCGCCCATTCGGTCTGCAAGTTTTTCGCCAAACGCCGAACTGAACATCTCTGGCCGTCCAGCCATCCCTGCAATTCCGTCCATAATGCCAATCATTCCCGGAATGAATGGCCCAAGCTGTCCGCTCGCCACCATGTCACGGTAGGACGTTCTTGTTGGCGCAGGTTCTGCAACCGGAGGCCTGTAGGTCGCAGGCAAAACTGCGCTCGCCTGTATTCTTGGCATTGCCGCTGAAGACGTTCCGCCAAATTGCGGCATCGCGAACTGCGGCATTGATCCGAGTCCGCTGCGCACTGCCGTCGGCGCAGCAATGCTCAATCCTCCGCCCCCAGCCTTTTGCGCTGGAGCGACAACCTTGTAGTCATTCACATCGATAACCTGTCCGGGGCTCGACTGCTCAATGTCCTGCGCCATCGGACCAACGCGCTTGGGCGGCATCGGCGAGCCTGTGCGCTCTGCGCGTTCAACGTCGTCAATGTAGTCGTAGGCGTAGAGCCCATCGCCCAGCGACTTGATGTTGGTCTTTTCGCGCTCGTCGGAGAAAAACGGTGCGGGCTGCGTCGTGGTGGTCGTGCTGCCCGACAGCGCGCCGGTGCCCATCGCGATGTTGGCAAGGAACTGCGCAATTTGGAACGGGTAGCCACGCTCCTGCATGAACTGGTTGACCAGCGCCTGCAAGCCTGCTTGCTGAGTCTGCTGTTCCGCAGTTCCTGCGCCAAGTTGCGCTTGCGCTGCTGCAAGACCAGATTGTTGTCCGGCCGAGCCGATTCCTGCAAGCTGCTGGCCTCCGCGCAAAAGCCGATCGAGGTTGGCCTGCTCCGCTTGAAGGCCAAGCCCTTGCTGCTGCTGCGCAGTAGAAACAGCCTGCTGATATCCTTGTTGATAAATTGGCGCAAGCGCCTGAGCTCTTGCAAGGTTCTGCTGGCCTCTCAGCGTTGCACGCTCAAGGCCAGTTCTGTCGTTGCCGAATGCGGCCCCCGCGCCGCGAATCGCTCGCGCTTGTTGCTCGGTGTTTTGAATTCCTTGCTGCTGATCCAAAGCGGCTTCGGTCGCGCCTGCAACATATTGCGTAAAAGGATTGAAATACTGTCCGACGTTGAGTTCCGACGGATTTACGCTTTGCGAACCTGCCCCAGTCATCTGCGCAGCAGTATTGTAAAACTGTGAGCCTTGCCCCTGCAGAGCGTTGATGTTTTGAATCCCCGCCTGTTGCGTTTGCGTCAACGGTGCAACGAAGGCATTTGGGTCGTAGCTGTAGGGCTGGAACGGAGTGTTCGAAAGACCTTCGGCCCGCGCATTCACAGCGTTGTACCGAGCAAGAACCTCGGGCGGGATCGTTACCTGTTGGGTCGATGTTGAAGTTTTTCCGCCGCCGCCCATTTCAGTGCTCCGTTATTTCTTCGGCGATCGCCGTGTCAGAAGGATTTTCTTTCCAGTTTCCAGTTTTTGCGTTGTACAAAAAATAAGCGCCCGCAGGCTCTCCAAAAATTCTGCGGTAAAGCCGGACTTTTCCTTCCGTCCGCTGATTGCTGAGAACGCCGATCATCAACGGGATTTCTAATTTGTCTGAAATCGATTTAGAAAACTCGCAAAGTTTCCTTGCTCTTTGCCCGGATGCCTTCCGGAACTCTTCAGGAATAAAAATTGCCTTTTCCTCAAGGATTTGATTCTCTGAATACCAAAGCCTGCCAATTCGCAAAAGTACTGCGCCTTCAAGCTCCCCGCCAATCGGACCAATCACGCCAGCCATCCCGTGATCGAGGTTCAATGCGGGCCAAATGTCCTGCAGCAAATCGAATTTATTGGGCTCAAGAACGCCGTTCTCCTCGCAAGCGGCAATGGCGAGCTTCATCATCCCGTCAACATCCTGCGGCGTACCCAAACGAACTTCGACTGAGCTTAACATTTTCATTAATCCTTCTTCGGTCCCGGGAGCTTCTGAAGCGTTTTGATATGCTTATTCCGCATTTTATTTACAAAAAGATCAAGAATTTTGTGTCCGTCCTCAAGATTTCCTTTTCCGACTTTTGAGACATGTTCCGGAGATAAAACATATTCTCCGCCCGCCGCAACAATCGGAACAAGCGCGGACTCTTTGACCCCGCCGCCTTCCGCCTTGCCCGGAAGATCCGCCCCAGAAATTTGATTCATATTCTCGCCATAAGGCGCTGAACCAGAATCGTACGGCATTCCATCAAAAGCGATTTTCACCGCTTTGAATCCGGCCATAGTATTTCCTTCGCCCATTGCAGAGACAATGTCGGCCGGAAGAACGTAGCTCCCCGACTGGACATGCATCGGCAGGTGATCGGTTCGCCCCGCAACCAAGGAATGAATCGGCCCGCTATGAGCAACGACTTTGCCTCCCGTCGCCCGAGCAATCCGCAAAGCATTTTTTATTGCGGCGTTCATCAAGCCCCCAGCAAATAAGTTATGTTTATTGATTGCCCAGTTCCGGGCGCGATCACAAGACCAGCATCGAAGACGACGTTTGCTTCATATACGCCGATCGTGTTTGGGCAGGCCACCAGCGCATTCGAGGCTGCGCCGCCGCTCGGCGTCGCGCTGTTGTAAACGAAACCGACAGCGGATCCAGCGACCGTGACGCTGAAACGGAGAAGCCTTCCTTTGCCAGCAATGACGAAAGTAGAAGACGTTGCAACAGCCGTCGTAACGGTCGCGACTTCAGACGCAAGAGACTGCTGAATAGCATTCAGCGCAATGACGCCGTTTTTCTGGGTTGTTAGAATATCGTCAAGACTGGCTGGCATTAGTATTTCCCATCAATCTGTTGACGATAGCGAATGTTTCCGACGCGCCACCACGAGCCGATGTCCTCACTTTCAACCTTAATCGATGTCAACCGGCCTCTAAACCTCGGCGTAATAAATGTTGACGCCTGTGTCATCGTGTAGGGGCCGTAGGTCAACGGCGTCTGGCCGGGGTAGTCAGCGACGTAAAAGGTTATGCTGACCTGCGCGTTCTGCGCGCCCCCGTAGTAGCCCCACTTCATGTCCGGCCAAATCTGGTCAACGAAGATCTTCACATCACCTTCCGTCATGGCAAAGTAACCAGTCTGGAAATAGCTGTTCATCGCCAAACCGTCAGCGTCCGGCGAAGTTTCGTGTTGATAAATGTAGTAGTTTGGAGCAGCGCCGATCGGCGGGCCAAGCACGCTTTCATTAATCCAAGCTGTGCGTGCTAGTTCTCCAAAATCCCACTGATCAAGGATTATGTTATATTTGACGTAGTGGCTGACTTCGCCGCCATTGCTGTTTGTCGGATAGTACCAAGAGATTTCTCCAAAACGGGAATTTGGCGCGACGCGGATCTTGTCAAGATTGTCAGTGTCCAAATCTTGAAAAATGACGTCCCAGACCGGGCAGCGTATTGGCTCGACGCCGCTCCCGGAAAGCTTGAAGAACTGGCTTTGACCCATCCAATAAACCACGCCGCCCATCGATGCTGCAGCTTTTCTCCCAATCAAACCGCATCCCGTGCCGAGTTCGTTGATCTGATAAACATAAGGCGGCCCGACATATTGCATTGACCAAACGGCCAAGTCTGTCCAAACAAGGGTTTGCTGCGGGCCTTGAATGCACTGAACGACTTTTGACCCTTTCGGAATGCGGAATGATCCAGCTTGATTTGTAATTTGCGGAGCCCAAACATCGTAATTGTTTACATCGCACCATCGAACGAGCAAAGCATCCTGAACGCCGTTGAAGGTCGAGCCCCAAGCGATAATTTGTCTTTGCGGCATTGCAACGACAGCACCGCTGTTCGCGATTGGAGCATTTGCAATAATCGTTGCAACTGGCGTATTGTCCGAAGGTGACCAAGTGTAGATTGGCCCATTGAGCGGGCAAGCTACAAAGATCTCGCCCCAATTATCAAGCGTCCAATCCGTAGCAGTTATTGCTGTTCCGGTTCCGGAGGGCGCAGCAACACCTGAACCGTAGCCGCCCGTTCCGTATCCACCAACGCCGTACCCCGCATTAGGCGCGACCGGACCAATTCCGTTGTAATAAATATATTGGGCGTTCCCGCCATTCATAGTTGCGGACGTTGTTGATGTTGCGCTGTTTGCGCCAGTTATATAGAACGTATTCGTCGTGGGCGCAGGAGACGGCAAAACTGTGTAATTTCCAGAAAACGTGATCCCGCCAACAGTCGTCGAAACAAGAACAGGAAATGTATCTCCCGCAATAAGCCCGTGATTATTCAATGTAACTTCAACCGCTGCGCTTCCAGATGTAACAGAGAACGAAGGGATTGCGCCCCCAGACGCAACGGTCGATGTTGCGTATTTTAGATTTCCAAAAATGTCGGTTGCATTAATCTGGAACTGACTTGCAGAAACCGCAATCGCCGGATATTTTCCGAAAAGAATCAGCCCGCCAACGGAGATTTGAGTGCGAATATCGACCACGTCGTAGGCATCAAGACTGCTGCTGCTTGCAGTGATTGTTACGGTCGAACTGCCGGAAGTCGTAGAAACAGCAACTGCTTTATTCGCTGTAGTTGTTTGCGGCGTTATGATGTCAATAGCGCCCTCATAAATGACGTTGAGAGAGGACTCAGCACCAACACCAAGCCAAGAACGACCATTCGTATCTTCCCACGCCCATAAGGCGCGGATTACAGAACCCACGCTGCTGTTATAAAATTTTTGCCAGCCGCCGAGCTTCTGAGGAAGACCTATGCCCTGTCGATCCGGAACAAAACGAATTAAATTTGAGACCGACAAAGCCGCTTCGTTGAGCGCGAGCGTCCGATTTTGATCGACGCCGGGAATGAGTTTGAGCGAGGCGTGGGGCATTGGCCATCACCTCGTCGGCGTTGCAACAACGGAAGGAGAATTAGAAGTCCATCCAGAAGCTTCGAATTTCTTGCGGGCCTCTTCAACTGTTGCACCTTTCAGGAGCAGCTGGTATTGATTCTCATAAGATTGAGCCATTTGGGGCTCGTCACTTTGACGGCCGAAATTTCTTTGATATGCAGACAAATAAATCATTGTCGCCATAATAAAAAGATCAGGCAAATAAGTGCTGATAAATGTCGTTGTGTTTGTTGCGGACAGACTTTCGGGGCGGATCATACCGACAAATTCAACAGTGTAAGCCGAATCCGGAACAGGACCAAACAAGAAAGTATTGTCATTGAATGGGACGAAATAACGCGGCATCGCTCGATTTGCGGTAATATTTGACCCATAAACTGCGTCAAGGAATTCTTTTGTCGTTGGCAAACAAGGGTTGCGAGAAGCGGTCGCTCCGTCCGGATTTGTCGTTCCAGCAGGCGTGATGATGTTCGCTTGCTCAAGAACAACAAAGGTTCCTGCGGCTAAAGACAAAGAACGGTTCCCTGCGACAAGGTTCCCTGTTACTGCGGAGGAGAATTGGAGAAAATCCAAATCCCGACACAAACGGTTCTCCGCATAGGTAATCGCTTGCGGTAGAACGATCAAAAAATTTGAATCGTTCTCGTCGACAACAGCCATTGTCGCAAGTTGGGTTTTCGCAGTTGCGTAGGTCAGACCCGTCGTCATTCGCGCGCCATTCTGGGAACGAGCCCTCTGTTAATTATCTCTTGTTTTTGTTTTATATCAAATTGTTTTCTTTTACCGGAGCACTCTGCAGGCCTGTCGCAGGTTCCCGTAATCATTTACGAGGACCTGAACATTTTCCCCCGCTTTCGGAAGCTCCTGAGCCGCCTTCTGCTGGAATTCCTTTGAATAAGTCACCAGCGGAGGACAGGCGCTAGAATCCGCCATCTTGCATCCTGCCAACGGTGTCAGCAGTAGTGGTATGCCGAGCAACTTCAACGCCAGCCGCTTTTGCATTTTCCGCATCCTTTTCAGCTTGCGCACGCAATGCGCGCGCCTCGCCCGTGGCCTCAGCCATCTTCGCGAAGGCCCACAAGAGGCCTCCGCAAAGCAGGACAATGATGCCATAAAAGACGTAGGCGCTCATGCCTTGGCATTCGGAACGAAGTAAACGAGCGCGGTCGTAACGATCGTGATAACCGCCGCCTGCAACGCCGGGTCAGCTGCGCCTGTCCACTTGGTCGCCAAAAAAGACAATGCCGTGCCGACAAGAGCGGCAATTGCCTTATCATATTTCGTCACCATCATGTCCTCCTACTTTCTGCCAAAAGCGGCGCTTTTCACCCGCGCCATAGGATACGCCGGGCCGGGATCGACCTTGCGTCCGGGAGCAATGTCGTCGTGCCCAACGACATTGTTTTCTTTTATTCCATATGTAGCGACGATCGCCGCCATGATTTCGATGCTCGCCTGCACCTGTGTGGCGGGGTAGTCGTCCCAACCAATGACAGTCTTGGGGCTGTTTTTGTGGCCAGCAATGACGACTTCTGACGGCGGGAAGGTCTTTTTTGCCAACTCAGCGCGATAGGTGCCGTCCGCCATTTTCTTAAGCGGCCCGCAGTTCGCCATCTCTATGCCGATCGAGTTGGAATTGATCGCTGTCACCTTGCCCCAGCTTGACTTTCCAGCGTGCCAACAAGCCCGGTTGAACGGCGCGAGCTGCGTGACGTTGCCCTTCTGATCAAGGACCAGATGCGCGCTGACCCTTGACTGAGGATCACAAAGCCAATTGATCGAGCCCGAGGCGTTGTCCGCGCCCGTGAAGTGCATCACAAGTATTGAGGGGGCGATGACGCCACCCTTGTTTGGCGTCGCCTTCTGCGGCACCGGCTTGCCGTCTTTTTGGAGGATGTGGTTTATGATGGTGTAGGTCATTACGTTACTTTCCTGTATTGCACCCACGAGCCGGTTTTGAATGAAGTCGTCGTTGCGCTCGACGCGGCTTGCGCTCCTTGGATTTGCACTGTGCCGCCGCTGTTGCCGACGTTAAATGTCCCGTACAGGTGCGCTATTCCCGTCGTCACTGCTCCAGCAGCCGTAAAGTTAAACAAGTCACTGCTAAACGCAGTTGTCGTGCCCGCAGAAGTGACGTTTAGGCCAATACCATTGTTTTCAGTGCCGCCAAAAAAGATCTCAGTTGAACTCGGACCCGTAACCCTCAACTTGAATTTTCCTGCTCCCGCGAATGTCGCATAAATAAATGCTTCCATAACGTAAATACTGTTTGCATCAGCCGTGAAAGAAAGGCCTGTTAAGTCTGCAAAAGTCGTGTTACTTGTAAAATCCACGTTGCTGGTCATGCGGGAAGTCAGATCCACGCCAGTAACCGCAATTGTAATCGAGCCACTGCCGTTAGTTATTGCGACATTTGTCCCGGCGGTCAATGTCGCCTTGGCCAGCGTATTGCCGGTTGTATTTCCAATTAGTAACTGCCCATCAGTGTAGCTAGTTTGCCCCGTGCCGCCATTGGCGACACCTACTGTACCACTCAGAGATATGTTAGGCGTGGTCCCGCCGCTTGAGGCGAGAGGCGAAGAAGCCGTTACCGCAGTAAGAGTGCCGCCCGGATTGCTTGAGGCGATAGATATCCCGCCAGCAGTGTTGCTGATCGTGACGTTTGATCCCGCCGTTATGTTCGCAAGATTAAACCCGGTGCCGTCGCCAATCAAAAGCTCGCCATTTGCCGGAGGCCTTCCCAGCTTGATTGTCTGATTCCAAATGGCGACTTTCTCGTTAGCCATTACTTATCAGCCTTGTGGTCCAGTTTTTCGAAAATTCTTTCGAGCATGTTTTTTATTTCTTTGATTCCCTCCGCGAATTCGTCCTTTCGGACATAGTTCGTCGGGAGCGCAACTTCAATTTTTTGCAAATCTTCGCGTAACCGCTTGACGGCACTCCAAAGCTCTCTCGCTGCCCAACCAACGCCCGTTAGGATCGCTGCGAGAAGCCCGTTTATTATAGTCTGTAAGTCCATATTCATGCCGCCTTTTCCTCGAGTGGGCCTTCTTTCAAAAACTTTAAGTTGTTTTTCAATCGTTCGTTGCTCGGTTCAAGGCCAACGGCGATCTCTGCCTGCTTAATGGCAATGTCTTGAAGCCCCATCCAATAAGCCGAGATGCTCGCAAGATCGTGCGGCTGCGCGCCCCAAACCTCCGGATCTACCGTGTAGACCATCAGGCGATCAGTGATCTTTAGAGCCCGCGTTGCGTAAGCAAAACATTCTTCCCAACGCTTCTGACGATACATCAACATCGCCAATTCGCACCAAGGCTCACGAGTGTTCGGCGCTTCATAGGCCGCCATCTGGAACATGCGCTCCGCATTCCAAGGCTCATTTAGTTCATTGTAGCAGCGCCCCATGACGCGGTAGGCGTAGCACCTTTCATTCGGCCAGTCGGCGCGCGGAAGCTTCAGGTATTTCTCACAGGCCGTGATCGCCTCCCGCCACTTGGCGTGAAACGAGAGCTCCCGAGCATAGTAGAAGGCATTGCGCGGACAATCGGGATCTTCCTTCACCGACAGTTCAAGCAAGTCGAGGTACTGGCCCCGCGACTTCGTTGGGTCAGCCTTATGCACGACGAGGAGCATGTCGGTGTCGGCCCAGACTTCAGTGATCCGCCCATCCGGCACCGGGTACTCATGACAGGGGTGGTGCCAATGATACCCGTGGCGTGCGTGGATCTTCTCGTATTTGAAGGCGATTCCGCAGCCCCAATCGAACATATAACGCAGGCGGGTCGTCTCCCCGAGCTTCCAAACGCGCTCGATCTCCTCGCGCCAGCCGGACTGAAGCACCTCGTCTAGATCAAGAGAGACGCAAATATCGATATCGCGAGGGAGAAGAGCGAGAGCAGTATTGCGAGCGTGGTCAAAACGCCAAGGAGTAATACAAATATGATTGACCACAGCACCGCACGAACGCGCCAACTCAACCGTTCCATCGGTGCTTCCTGTGTCCGAGATGTAGATCGCATCGGCGTCTTTGGCTGCTTCGCAGAATCGCTTGACGAACTTCTCTTCGTTTTTGCTAATTGCGTAGACCGCAATTTTTAGCTTCCGATCTTCCATAACTTTTCCCCCTCCGGCACTTCCGAGGCCCCGTAGGCCCACATCGGCTTATCCTCTGTCAGGTTCCAGTTCTCGTAATGGACCGGAGCGCACTTCGTTATGATCGATAGATTGCTGCCTCCGACGTTTATCTCGATTTGCGACACTTCACTAAAAAACGACTGTGTCACCCACGCCAGTTCGCGGAAATACTCAAAGCGGCGGGTGTCGTGAAAGACCATCTTTCCGCCAACTTGCAGATGTGCCCAAACAAGCATGGCGAAGTCCAGCCGCTTGCTTGGGTGCCCATCAACAAAGACGAGATCAAAGAAACGGTCGGGCGTGTATGGGTACGTGTCGAACCAAGGCACGGTCCAATTTTTGTGACTTATCCTCTTGAGATTGGCCTGCGTGCGCTCGATCCAAGCGAGGTCCGTGTCGACACACACGAGTGTCTGTGGGCAGCACTGAGCAAAGATTTGAGTGCTGCCCCCGACCCCGAACTCAAGAATGCGGGCGGCCTTTGCCCCAAGCAGTGCCAGTTGCCTAGCATCGCTGAGACTTAGGTCGCCAACAAACTCAATGTCCGCGATCGGGGTCATTGAACTACTTCTCCGGCTCTTGCGCTCCGACTTGAGCAAGCTGATTTTCTGCTTGCTGTTTGATCTTTGCGATCAAATCTGCAACCTCAAGAAAAGGCCTCTGGCCAAGAGCGTTCATGACAACGTTCCATGCCTGAACTGGCAGAACTATGCTGACTTCCTTGTTTTCCATTTTAACTCCCCGCTTTTAACCATCCATGTTTATTGCAGAGCGCGATGTATTCGGCAACGGAAATGTAACCCGCTTCACACAAAGCTCTAGCCATTTCGTGCGTCATTTTATTTTCAACCCCAAGGCAGCGGCGGTGTTACCACCGGCGGGTTGCGCTGGTTTTCAATCTGCGCGGTGACGCTGGCTTCGATCTCAGCAACGCGCTCATCGCCCATTGCGGATTTCACCCAGCCGATAACCTGATCTTGCGTAAGGTCAGCGTAAGGCGTGAACGGCGCGTCGGGATCGAGAGTAACGCTCTGCGTACCGTAGGAGGTGCCGGTGTATTCACCATCAACGCCATTGCAGCGCCAGTGGACGGTGAACACAACGTCCGTCTCACCATCCTTTTCGGGGTAGCACTCCATTTGCTGTACGACCCATGTGATTACAGTTGCCATGATGTTTCTCCGTTATGGGCCAGCGTCGCGCCATGCGCCGCCGCTGTAGAAGTACAGTTTGTTGTTTGTTGTGTTGATGACGATAGGAGCAAGTCCCGTGATTGCAGTCGGCGTTCCAGTCGGCGTACCCGCGCATGTGGGGACATACAAGAAGCCGTCCGTAGCTGTCGTTGCCAATGCCGCAGTGCCGATGCGAACGTTGCCGCTAGCGTCGATGCGCATGCGTTCTGTGTTGTTGGTTCCGAAAAGTAGCGGAATTGAGGCTTGCGCAAATAGCTGTATGTAAGTGGAGCCGTCTGTTGACAGATACCCACCATTACCCGCCCCGGTACGCCACGATGTGGATGCAGTCGCAGAGCCGTAAACCGCAAGATTTGTTGATGTACTAATGGGGTTTGTCGTTGTTGTTCCAATACCGACGTTGCCGCTGCTGTCGATGCGCATACGTTCTGCTGTTCCAGAACTATCGTAAAAAGCCAGCGCACCGTCTGTTCCGGAATAAATTGCGTACTGTTTTCCGGAACCACCAGAACTTGTCAGCCAAAGATGTGCAGCGGCGCTAGAAGCCGTGACATATAAATTGGAATTAAATGCTCCTGAGCCAGATACATCCAGCTTGTATGCCGGCGAACTCGTCCCAATACCGACATCTCCGAGAAAGTACGAAGGAAAGACAGACGTGCCGCTGATTCGCGACTGAACTACGCCTCCATTTAGCGCTTGGATCAAGCCGCCATCATTCGTGCTGGCGTTGGTGCCAATGATTTCGACTATGTTATTGGAAGCGTTCTTGACCGAAATGCCGCTGTATTGCGTTGCGGCCTGCACAGTAAATTTTGTGGATGGTGTTGTGCCGCCGACAATGACATTGCCGCTGCTGTTGATGCGCATACGTTCTTCGCCAGCCGTAGAAGCCGCAATCGTGTCCGCTGCGGGAAACCAGAAGCCGGTGTTGAGATCGCCCTTATGCGCAATAGACGGCGTTGTTATAGCGCCGTCGCCAAAGCTTGCGATACCATTGACCGTAAGTAACGCATCAGCCGTTGTTGCGCCAATTGCAACATTCCCGCTCGCATCAATAACAAACGGGGAACTGTCAGGATTGGTGCTGTCTTCGACAACAAACGCATTGCCAGCGCCGGTTTGCGTAATCCTGAAAAGGTCACCTGCAGCGGAGCCGCTCAATGTCAGCGCGGTGCCGTCCGTAGTGAACGTAGACACTCCGCCAATTGAGCCAGAATTGTTGTAAAGGATCTGAGTATTTGATCCGCCGACAGCAGGCGTCGCACCTGTAGGGCCAGTTGGACCAGTTGGCCCTGTCGGTCCCGTAGCGCCCGTCGCGCCTGTCGGTCCGGTTGGTCCAGTAGCGCCCGTCGATCCAGTTGGACCAGTCGGTCCGGCCACCGTAGAATCTGCTCCAGTTGGGCCAGTCGGGCCAGTAGCCCCCGTCGCTCCTGTTGAGCCCGTCGGCCCAGTCGGGCCAGCAACAGTCGTTATCGCGCCATTGTCAACCCAAACGGAACCGTCCCAAACCCACAAATGTGTGTCATTAAGTGTTACGTAAGCATCTCCGATTGCCCCGCCATACGCATTGGGGTAGCCGGGGAGAGAAGCCGCGTTCGCAACTGTTCCGAGGTATGTTATTCCCGCCCCGGCTGGCCCAGTACTTCCCGTCGGCCCAGTCGGGCCTGCAACAGTTGAAGCGGCTCCGGTTGCGCCAGTTGGCCCCGTTGGCCCGGTGCTTCCCGTCGGCCCAGTCGGGCCTGCAACAGTTGAAGCGGCTCCGGTT